TGCCTTGTAGCGCACGTTGCCGGTATCGAAGTCGCCCTCGAACCCAGTCTTCATGGATACACGCTCGAACATCTTCATGCCGTTCGGGGCATCGGTCTTGATAAACCATGCGTCCGGATCGGTCAGGTAGTGGTTCACAGTGTAGCCCTGCGGAACCATGCCCATGTTGCGAACCGCATTGATGTCGTTGTCTGCTGTGCCTACGCGCAGAGTGGACTTCATGATGCGATCTGCAGTGAACATCAGTTCTTTCGGGATAATCAGCTTCAGCCCCTGAATCGCAATCTTCATACCGCGTTCATCGGTGAAGGCGGCGATGTCGATCAGAGCCTGTTCGAGAGACGTCTCGGAAAGGTCCGCCGGCACTGCCAGCTCGTTGCGCAGGTTCGGGCCACTCAGCGTCGGGTGGTCATCTGCACACAGGGGCTTTCCGTCACCGCCTACGGAAGTGGTGAAAGCACCATTGAGCACAGCTGCCGCTTTGATCTGCTTGGTCTGAGCCATACTACGGGCCAGTGCCTTGGTGTAGCGACCTGACAGGCGGTCATAGAGGTTGTCCTCTACGGCCTCTTCGGTCAGCGAGAACGCCAGTGCAATGGTCTCGTGTGTGTATCGCGCAGTGTAGACTTCCTGTGCGTTGTCATATGCGACGCCAGCACCTTCAGTCTTTACCGGAGCTTCGCCAAACCCAGACAGCATCACCTCTTCTTCGAATGCACGATCAGAGGTTTCGATATCGTAGATTTCGGCGTGTTCTTTGTCGTAGTTCTGGTATTCCAGACCAAACAAGGCGTTCAGGCCGGGTTCCAGTTCTTTAACAAGTTGAGCGCGTGAAATAGCCATGATTAGCTCCTATTACGGCGCTGTATTGGCAACGCCAGTGCTGCCATACAGGTGAGTGTTGATTTTAACCACAACGTCAACATGGTTGGTGGCACGAATGTTGTTCGGGCTGTCATAGAAGCCCACAATCTTCAGAACCAGAGCTGCTGTGTTGGCGATAGTGGAAGAATCCAACTCAGTTCCGGAAACGCCCGTAACAGAGCTGCCTGCTGTGTAAGCAATCTTGGCGTTCAAGCCAACATCTGCCTGCACAACATCTTCGTCAGCTTGGATGAGGAACAGCTGGTTGGGATCATCAACTACGTCTGCGGTGATAACTCCGGACGTGATGTTGACTGAACCCGGGTAGAAGTTCTTCCAAGTGGGTTTCCCAGTGGTGGGATCAGTGTAGTTACAGCCGTTGAATACGCCTACCGCAGCAGTGTGCAGAGTGTCGTCGTATTTAACAATGTAGCCACTGGATAGTGTGACAAGGTCACCTTGGTAAATCGCGCCAGACTGGTTGTCTGCGATCTCATAGCCATACTGCTTCTGAGCACCAGTGGCGGACAGGTTACCAAGAGGACGCAAGCCAAATGCTTTGTCTACGTTTGCCATTGTCGTGTCCTATGAAGGTTATTTGGGCTTGCCCTGCGAACTCCCAAATGAAGTTCTGGACGACCTTTCGGGGTTATGGATACGCATGGTGTCGTGCTGATTAGCCTTCAACATGTCGTTGTCCACTGCCCGTTGCAGGTCAGAAGCCCGTGATTGGTAGTATTCATTGCGTTCTTCGACTGTTTCATCCGGGATACGGGCAAGCACAAGATTGCCAACGCTTATCACCCCCGCATGCCTGCCGTCTTCGGCGACAGGTGCAGCGAAATCAGGATGCTCGTCAGCACGGACAAACTCATAGCCCTCACGGAGCTTGCCTGCCACGTTGGTACGATCTTCTTGATTCCCTGCTGCAGTTCGAATCCAGCGATGTTTGTATCCGGGAGGCGCGGGAGGCGCGTCCAAGCGAGAAGGTGGAGCCCACGGCTTGCGGCGTGCAGTTTTGTCGCGAGTAGAGGACCCACGGGCTGCACGGTTAAGAGACGGTACGCTCAGGCTTTCGTCGTTCATGCTCACTCCTTCACATATTTGGCGTATTCCTCGAGAGGAACACCTAGTTTTTTGGCAATCGCTACCTGACTTGGAGACAGTTTCACGAGCCTGCGTGCAGATGCAACGCCGGTTGCCCGGTTTGCAGAGGCAACCGTTTGCACGGGGCGGCTGCTTCTGGTCGGTTGTTGCGCAGAGGCGGGCTTCCCTAACCTGTCGGGGAACATTCCCTGCATTCTGCGATTTATCTCATCATAGTACTCATCTGTCCTAGGGTCAAATCCCTGATTTTGAACAAGGTCAATGTGGATGCCACGAACAGCACTGGTCATCACAACATCCTTGCCAAACCAAGGGTTGTTTTCGGCCCATTCCTCTGCCCTCGGATCCACTTCAACCTGCTGACGAGGCGCAGGGGCCTGCTGTGCTGGCTTGGCCTCTACAACAGGAGCCTGCGCTTGCGGGGCACGAGCCTGTGCGTCCGCCACACGAGAAGAGTCATATATCAAAGCAGCCAGACGCTGCTGGGCCTCAGTTTCTGTATCAATGTCATTCTCTTCGCGAGCCTTTCGGATGACCTGCTTCAACGCCAACATCTGAGTCTCAATGCGACCTTTGGCTTCGTTCAAGCGGGCGCCGTCCGCAGCTCGGAACTGCTGCTCCAAGGTCTCCTTTTGAGCATTGACGCTTCTCGCGTATTCCAGCGCCGCATTTTCACGACGCTCCGCTTCTCTCAAACGGGCGGTGAGCTTGTCGATGCGTTTCTGGACCTCCGAACCATACGCCCGGACTTCCTCCTTGTTGCTATCCTCTTCGGTGAGGACGGCCGGGGGTTCCTGTTTTTCCAGAACCTCGGCTTCTCCGTTTTCACCCAGACTTACCGTCTTTGGCTCTACTCCCTCGCCGATATCAAACTCCAACTGCTCTTCTTGCCTCAACATACTCGTCTCCTTAGAAATGCAACACGTCATCAGGGCTGTTCACCTTGCCGATGATCTCGTCATCGTTCAGGAACCTGATCTCTCCGCCATCAATATGGATCCGCGCTCCGGCATATCTGCCAAAGATGACCCAATCCCCCTCCTTGCACCACGGACCGTCCGGGAACTTTGACTCATCCCGGTAAGCCAGCGGGCCAACCTTCAAAACATAAGCACAGGTGGTAGCTATCGCCGCCTTGTCTTGTGTTTCTCGTGTAAGGGCAATCCCCCCTTTCGTAAGCTGTGCGCCTCGGTAGGGAAGCACAGCGATCCGCCACCCGGTGGGGGAGGGGATCATAGAAAGAGAGGACTCTAGAACAGCATTGTCGAGTTTCCCCTCGGCGCTAAAAACATCGCCAAAGTTCTTCGGCCTTTTTTCTTCTTCGGCCGCCTTCAACATACGTTTCTTTTCCAACGCGGTGAGTGCTTCAGTGGTCATAGTGCTCCTTGGACCCTTGGTGGTTAAAACTCTTCGTCAGCCTGTCTTTTCAAAATGTCTTTCACGGACTGCTGCGAGAATCGTAACCCCTCAAGACGGCCCATAAGGAAACGATAGCGCTCCATGTCAGTCACGCCACCGCCCAACACCATGCTTTCAGTGTCGCGAATCGTCTTTTCAAGCTCACGCAATATGCTTTCTGCAAGTGTACGCATGGAGTTCCCATGAAAGCGGGAGGACTTGAGGTGCCTCCCGAAAACCGGCCTGCTTAATAGATCGCTGTTTTCTGATCCGCGTCTCGGCGCTTGACCATCATGAATGCGCCCTTGGGCTTTTTCATCTCGCCCCCCTTGGCTGCCATCTTCGGCTTCTTGGACTTCCCAGCTTCCTCGTAGGCGATGGCCGCTGCCTGAGCAGCAGCCTTCTTCGCGCTAGACGGCTTGCTGGTGCCGATGGTGCCAGTACGCTTGTACTTTCCTACCATCTCGCCGATGTTTTCGCTGATAACCTTTTTGCTACTGCCTTTTTTGAGTGGCATTGTCTCGTCTCCGCTGCATGAAGTCTGCCGCAACAATACGTTGCTGCGCTGTGTCGGCTCTTGTCTGAGCAATCTTCTCTTGAGACTGAATCCTTTCCCGAGAGGCCTGCATCGTCTGCTGTGCTTTCTGAGCGTCCAGCTGAAGACGCGCTTGCGCTTCCTGCGTTCTATTCTGCTCTACCTGTGCACGCAAGGCAATTTCCTTCTCCTTGAGCATCACTACGGGGTCAGGCTGCCCACCTTGACCAGTCAGCCCGTTCTGCATGTCGCGAACCTGCTGCATGTACTGCGCAGCCTTGAGTGCGACCATGCCCTCACGCTGCAGGTCAGACACCATGCCCTCCGGATCAACTCCGTACTGCAGGAAGAGCTCCGCTTCGGTGTCTTCTTCGGCCTTGATGCGCACGTGTTCCAAGATGTGCTTCTGCAGCTCAATGGCCGCCTGCGGCAGCGCCTGCAGCATGGGAGAAAGTCCCATGATCAGGTGGGACAGGATGTGCGCGTCGTGCTGCTGACCGGCAAACGCCTTCAACTGCATGGTGTCCAAGACATCTGCGTTCTCTTGTGCCGGGTCCTTGGGCATCTGCGTGTTCTGTGGATGCAGAATCCCGTCGATGTCACGCACGTTCAAGGCGGCATACACCCGGTAGTAGGCCTCGTACATGTTGTGCATCTGCGGCGCCTGCTGTGCCAACTGCAGTTGAGCTTGTGCCAGCTGGATCCGCTGCGCAGTCGAGAAGATGTTCGGGTCAGCAACCGGAAGTACCGCGACAAGGTTGTCAAAGTCTTGACGCTTGATGTACCGGGAGGCCCCCGGCACGTCGTAGGGGTACTCGTCGGGCAAATACGTGCCAAAGCCCGCTGCCAGCATCTCGAATTCTTGGCTCTGTGCGTAGTGCAAACGCTTGTGGATGGCCGACATGGCCAGCGCCCCACGCTCGAGCAGTGCAATCGTCGTTCCGACGGCAGCCTGCTGGTTTCCATCCCCTACCTGCATGTCCGTGATGCCGGCAAGACGACGACCGGCGTCCACCGTGAACCCCAAAAGCGCAAACAACGTCTGGCTGGGCTCTTTGTACGGCAAAGGCAGCAAAGACGCGCTCAACTCGGCGCCGCCGGCGTCAATATCACGCCATTCGCCCGGCTGAATCGGGTCACTGTCGTCAGCGATGCGCGCGCCCTTGGCTTTGAAGCCCGCCGGCAGGTTAGCAAGCGTTCCCGAGTCCAGAAGTTGACGCAGTGCACTGGTCGCCGCCTTGGAAAGGCCGCCGATGAGGTGAACAAAGCCCAAGCCATACGCTCCGGGGCCTTCTACCAGCACGTAATGGACGAAAAACTCCTTGCGCAGCTTCAGCGGGTCGCCTTCTTCCCAGTTTCGACGCACTCCAACGAGCCTTCCGCTGTTTTCTTCCAGCGTGACGACGTACGGAAGCTTGATCCCGGTAGGTTCTCCGTCCTCCCCCTTGTCTTCGAACCCCGGAATGTCCAAATACACGTGGAATTCCAGCAGGAAGAGGTCTTCGTTCTCAGTGGTGGGCGAAATTCCGACGATTCGGTTGGTCTGCGCCTCAATATCGCTCTGCGGAAGGTTGTTGTCGTCCGGGAAATCAAGCGCATCAAGGTATTCCCCCGCAAGAACACGCTTGCGGTAGTCGTTTTCGTACATCGCAATGCGGTGAGTGATGCGGGAACACTGCTGCATGACCGAAGAACCGGCATACGGGATGAAAAGGTCGTCCGGAAGCACCAGTTTTGAGACCATTCGCCCCAACTGAGCGTCGAAATACACCTTCTTGAACACCGATCCACCATAACCAAGGTAGAAAAGTGCCTGATCCATCTCCGGCGTGAACTCTTTCATGACCGTGGTGAGCTGGTAATTCATGAAATCCTGCACACGACTGGCCTGTTGGGCCTTGTCCAGCGTCTCTTTGCCCATGATCTTGGTTCGAACAGGGCCTTCGGCCGGCATCAGCTCCTTCAACGCCTGTGCTTGGAACTGAATCACCGCCTCTGACAGCATCGGATGCACTGCACCCGAGGCCCCTCGGAAAGGTTGAGTGCGCTCTTCCATGCGGAAGCCCAGCAAACTCAGGCCCTTGGAGTACTGCGACTCCCATTCCTGACGCGAAGACTTGTCGGCCTCGTAAAAACCCATCATGTCCAACGCAATCCGAGCACAGTCTTGGTCCGGAATCAGCCCGGCAAGGTTGTCGTAGAAGTCCACGTCATCCGCTTCAGCGTCAAACGCCACCTCTACGCCGCCTTCCTCGTCCAACAGGATCTCAATGTCAGGGGCTTCTGCGTCTTCCACCACAAGGATGTCAGTTTCCGGAGCAAGGTTCAGTGCTTTGTCTATGGAGGACATGGTTATTTCCGTTTGCTGGCTGGTTTTTTGTCCAAGAAGGATAGCAGGTTTTTCAAGTCATCGGGCTGCGTGGTGACTTCACCGCCGTGCTTGAACGGAACCCCACGGGTGAGAACCCTGTTCAACCCTTCGCGGCCCGCGGCCGTGGACTGATCCCACGTGATGGCCAACACAGGGAACTCCCCGGCACGGTTACGAAGGTTGATCTGCTGCAGCGCGAAGCCTTCGCCAAGGTCCTTCACCACGTCGCGCGCATTCTGAGGCAAGCGCTCGTACAACTGAGGCTGGCCTGAGTACAGCTGCGAGGGCAGGGCGACAAAGTTAAGCCCGCGCTGCGCTGCTGAGGCCACCGCTGCCTTGATCATCATCGTCTGCACTGACTTGGAGTCCGTGGTCATCCCGGGGAAAATCTCGTCCAGCTCAGAAAGGCTACGTCCGCGTTCGCGAAGCGTGTCCAGTCGTTCCTTAGCCGACGTAAGGTTGCCCAAAAGAGCGTCTCTCTTGTTCTGCAACGAATTGATCTCGTTTACACGCAGCATCCATTCTGTGGCCCCTGTTTCGCTATATCTCGGGGGCATGTCCTGAAGCTGCTCATTGAGCTCCCGAATCTTGTTTGAGATGGGTTCCACCTGATCCTGCGTGGTGCTGATGATCCTCTGCAACTCCTCTTGCGTCGCGCCACGGGGTATGCCGCCCTGTCGCTTACGCAAGTCATCCAGAAGATCCGACTGCAGCTCATGCAGGTAGATGCCGTTTACCTGCCCCATTCCCGGGATCTCGGTGCGGACATCTGTTGATCGGCTGAACGATACGACCCCGGGGGTGTTCTCAGTAACCATTGTATGCTGCCCACGGTAGTCCGGATTAACCCCGGGGACCATCTCCGGCCGTTGAGCAGCCATGTTCTTTAGTGCGTCTCGGACATCCTCTGAACCTCTCAGCAGGCGTAACTCGACTGCCAACCGCAGAGTGGCATCTGCCGAGATCTCTTGTATTTTCCCAGACAAGTAGGGGCGCGCACGGGTCTTAAGGAACTCGTTTGCCAACTGCGGGTCTGTAATGTTCTCGGGCTTCGGGAAAGAAAGGATCATGTCACGGCCGTACGGGGTGCCCAAAGCCGCCCCGGCCACCGCCTCTGAGTAGGCCTCTTCAAATGCCTTGGCATAAGCTTTGCCCATCAGGTCTTCTCTGGAGACGCCCCCCTGCTCAAGCAACTCTAGCCGCTTCTGTGGGAAAAGATCCGCGGCCATAGCCCCCAAGGTTTCAAACCTGTCATTCAGCACCCCCAGCGCACTGGCCTGCTCCGACCGTTTGTTGACCACCCTTTCCATGTTATCCAGACGCTCAAGGACAAATTGCGAAGTGTCATCTTGGCGCCCTTTGAAGAGCGCTTCAAAAGGTGCGGCAAAGTCTTCGTATGACAGCGGCCGAATCATCCCCCTTACAAACGGGGAATCGGCTGTCATGGGGCCTGTTCGGTCCAGCTCACGATAGGTGTTCTCTGCAGCAGAAACCATCTCGGGGTCAACGGTGCTTTGACTCGGCTGCCCCGCACGGCGAAGCACGATGGTCCCTTGCATGTCTTCCCCCACCCCCGTGAGCTGCTCCCGCTGAGTACCAAGAGACTGCTCGTCGCCAAACCACGGGTTGTCCATGCTCTTGTAGGGAACATCCCCTCGGATGGTGACCAGCTCAAGGTCCGACGGATCATAAGACGCCTGCAGTTTTTCCAACACCTCGTTCGGGGTCAGCTTCGCCTTGGGATCCACCCCCTCAAACGCACGCTCCACCCGCAATAGCTCCGGGCCACGGAACTTGCCCCGCATGCGCGCCAGCAACTCGTCCCGGCTGATGCGGCCGACGTTCAAGTCATTGGCAATGAAGGAATCCAGCCGCCCGACAAACGGACGCTCCGGCGTGGGGATATGTTGGTAGATCTGCGCCATCTGAGAGCGCGCAGTGTTGGCCGGGCCCATGTCCGCGGACCGCGAAGAACTGCTCAAGATGTTGTCCAGCGTGTTGTACGCCCCGCCGCCGGCAACCGCCGCGGCTATCTCCGCGGTCATGTTATCGGGCGCCACTTCCCGTGCCCCCATGGCCGCAAGCTCCGAGCTGGCATAGATTGAGGCTTCCTTGTCCACGATAGGGGCAAGGCGCATCAAGATCTCCTCAGCACTGCCCGGGGCCGGGCGACGCCGGCCACCTGAGGCCGCCATCTCGGACACCATGGGCCGTGAAGCGCGGGCCGCGGCCCCTGCTGCGCGCAGCGACGCTGCCGCCGGAAGGCCAATGGCGGTCGCAATGGCTGCCGGGGAGTACGGGTCATACCCTGCCACGCCAAGGGATTCCTGAATAGCAGAGGAGACCGGGGTGAACGGCTGGGTCTCAATGCCAAGCTTATTCGCTCCGGCTTTTATGCCCATCTGAGCAAGGTCGCCGACCCCCGCGGTCATGTCCAACATCGATCCCACCACGGGAGCCGTCACGTTCTGCCCGAACGCATCACTGATGCGGCGAAGCATGCTGCGGCTGTCCTGTTCCACGGAGTCTGGCTGCACACTGCTGGCGGTGCCTTGAGCCGAGGCCGGGGAGTTGGCCATGCTGCGGTCTATCTGGGCCAAGAGTTCTTCGGGAGTGGGAGAGGCAGAGGCCTCTCCGCCTTTGGCAAACTCCTTCCTCTGAGGGTTGAGCACAACCGCCTTTCCAGACCCGATGAGATCCAGAATAGCCTGAAGCTTCTCTTCTTCACTCAGGTCGGAAAGACCAATTTCTCTACCAAGAGCATCGTTTTCCAAATCCATGCGCAGATGCTCTTTCGGCTGCGACTCCAGAATAGCCAGCCCATACTCGTTGATCAGACTCAGTGCCTTGGCGGCCGGCTGCCCAAAGCGCTGAACAGCCTGCGCTTGAAACAGCATGTGCCTCAGTGCGTCCGATTCCCCGCCGTACTGCCTGCTGTCCGGGAAGTGCTCGAGCGATATCCGCGTCGCGTCCTCTTCCATCTTCGACAGGGGGGTAAAGTTCACCACAACGTCTCGCAAAGCCCGCGCGCCGCGGCCCACCTTTTCCGAAACAAAGTCCAAGGTTCCCGGCGCTTGAGCGTAAGTGTCCTCGGCGCCAAGGACCTGCTCCTCGGCGCCTTCAGGCTTTTTTAAGCGATCAAGCAACTCCCGCGCTCTCACGTCCCCGCCGTCAGCGAAACCCAAGAACATCTTGGGCTGCAGCTGCATGGGATCTACAGGCTGTATCGGGTTTCCCATGGCGTCATACGCTACTGCGTCCGGCTGGCCAGAAGTGCCAGAGGTTCCCGAGCCGCGGCCCGCGGCCCATGACTGGAAGTCCTGATTGAATCGGGTGGTGTCAAACGCTCCGGTCGGGGAAATGTAGTCTCCGCTGCGAAGACGGGACTGCCAACTGTAAACGTCCTGACCGCCCAGAGGTATCTGGGCTGCAGTGAAGGCGTTTCGCAGCGCGCGGTCCTGTTCCTGACGCGACTGTGCGTACAGCTGCGAAGCAGAGGCAGTCGGTGCCACGTCCAGCAGCTGACGCGGACGGCTGGTCACCACAGGCGGCGTAAAACTGAACCCCGAACCAGTGGCAGGGCGCAGAGAAGCCGCCGGGGTGTACACGTACTGCCCCGTCACCGGACTGACTGTACGAACAGGGCTTTCTCGAAACGCCGTGTCCAAAGCAGGCTGGCCCTTCGCGTACAAGTCCGCCCCTGCGTTCTCGCGAATGAACTGGTTGGGGTCGTACACCGTCACCGGGGTGTAGGGGTCGGGCTGAGGGAAGACAGGGGCAGGAGTCACCGGAGCAGGAGTCACCGGAGCAGGGGCCTCAAAAGACTTGAACAGGATACTGGGGTCCACGCCTGCAGCGCGAATGTCAGAAAACCCCCAGCCCTGCTGTGCCGCGACCTGCTGCAAGTAGCGCCGCTCGTCGTCCGTCAGGCCGTCCTTCTGCAGGTTCTCTACAAACTGACGGGATTGCGCGTACACGTCCTGCGCCCCGCGGGCGGCAAGCTCCCCTGCAATGTTCGGGTTCTGTGCCAAGGTGTTGGTCAGGCTGGTGGCGGTCAGCCTGTTGACCTGCTTCTGTGCTTCACTGGTAGGAATAGACAGGGCCTGATCGATGGTTGCCTGCGACACCCCCGCATCCAGAAGGTCCTTGATGCCAATGCCGGACTGTACCATGGCATCGTAGGCTTCAGCCGCAGTGCCCGGATTAGACATCCAGCGTTGAGCAGAGTCCGCTACCGCCTGCAACCAGCCCGCCTCATTACCACTCTCAATAGCACGACGCCGGCCAAGGGAATCGCCCGGAGACCACGTCTCGCCGCCCTCGGCCATTTGAACAGGCAGCCCCGCCAGCATTTGTCGTGCATTCATCGCCACAGCGCCACCCTCCAAAAAAGTCAGTGCCCCATTCTATCCCTCAATAATACTCCTTCACAACAGAAGGGTCACCGGGCTTATCCCCCTCGTCCGTTTCCAAAGCAATGAAGTTCCCCGCCCGGAAACGCATCAACGCCTGCGTCGTGGAGTCCACTTGGTCATCATTGTCGCCACTGGGGAACGCCGCACACTCCTCAATCAACTCGTCCGCCCACTCCGTGCGTGGCGCCCAGACCATCCCCGCCTCGAACATCGTCGCTACCGCATTGGCCCGCGATACCTTGTCCTGCCCCGCCCTGCGCCCCCCGGGACTGTACATCGTCACAGGAATCCCCATCCGACGCAGCTCCTGCTGCAGCACGGTGCCCGTGGCCTTGGCCTCAATCAACACATTGTCAGGGTTCCAGTACTTGTACTCGTCCTTCGCAACACGCTTCAACTCAGGAAAGTCCCACCGACCGCGGCACACGGCCAAAAGAATCAAGTTCGGCCCCGAGTCCGCGTCCGGATAGAACACTCCCCACGTCGTGATCACAGAGTAGTCTGCCGTCTCCTTCTTCGAATACGCCGTGTCATACGACTGAATAATGTAATGCACGGGCGGCGGTTCATCATGCTCCCAACGTCGCCACCACTCACGCTTGAGGATCGCCCCGTCCTCTGCCGTGGGCGTCTGCTGCCACTGCGCGTTCCACTTGCGCACGCCAATCGCCGTGCGAACCTTCTCCAGCTCCTCCAGCTTCCAGTACCCCGGCCACAGGGGCTTGCCCGACGGCATGATTGCCGGGAACTCCAACACCTCCCACTGGTCCGATCTGGGCTGCCCCTGCATCTTGAGCAAACGACCCGTCAGGTCATCCGTGCGCCAGCGGGTGTTGATCACAATAATCGCCCCGTTAGGCTGCAGACGCTGACGCGGGCCAGAGGTGTACCACTCAAACGTGTTGTCCATCGCCGTGTCCGACATCGCATCCTGCTCATCCAAGATGTCATCCAGAATTACGATGTCCCCGCCACGGCCCGTCATCGCACCGCCTTTGCCAATGAAAAACGCTTCGCCCCCGGCGCTGGTATCCCAACGGCCCGCGGCCTTGGAGTCCGCAGACAACTTCAACTCAGGAAAGATATCCCGATAACGCTCCTCGGACACAAGGTTTCGAATCATCCTGCCAAAGCGCTGCGCCAGCTCTGCCGTGTGCGACCCCACAATGAGCTTGGACCGCGGCAAGCGGCCCATCAGGTACGCCGGAAACAGGTAACTGCCCATCTGGCTCTTTCCGTGACGAGGGGGCATGGCAATCATCAGCCGCTTGCACTTGCCCTCGACCACCCGATCAAGCTTCTCGGCAATGAGCCTGTGGTGCTCCCCGACCAGCATCTCCGGCCAGACGTACTGACAAAAAGACAAGAAGGTGTCCCTCGCCTTGTCCTGCGCCTCAAGCTGCAACATCCGAAGCTGCAGCTTCTTGCGATGCGACTCAATGTCAAACTGCGGCCTTCCTGCGTTACCCATGATTTCTCCATTTCTGTTTTGAATTTTTATATATACCCCCGCCCCCTCGATTTTGCAAACCAAGGGGGGCCTTTCCCAGAAGGCCTCTTCAGGCCCTTTTTCCATGGGCAAAAAGGCCGGGATGTTCCACGTGGAACATCGGGTGCATATAACCGTTTGGAATATGACCTATAACCAAGGGATATAAGCCCTTCAGAACTTTTTATAACTAAAAGTTATATGAATATTCCTGTTTGACGAATTCATTATACAGCGGGCGGACTTGGCACGGTTATTGGCGCGCGGCCGGGGGCTTACGGAAAGGGGGTCTAAAAAGCGTTTTACTAATCCATGTATGTACAAAATCGGGCTTAAGCCACCGCTGCGCTAGGCCGGGGGCTTTTGCCGGATCGGCTCTGGACCGGGGCCCGAGGCGGGCGGATCGGCCGGCAAGGGACCCGTGCCGGCGGCACGCGGCCCGGGGCGCTATTTCCGGTAATAGCAATTACCGGAAATAGTGACTCCAATAAAATCAATGGGTTACGAAAAACAAGGCGCGCGCGATAGATAAAACCGTTCACGCGGCCCGATTCCGGGCCCGGATCAGGGCGCGCGGCGCTAGATCAGGCCAGCACGGAGCGCGGCCGACGGACCACGGACCGGGAGCGGCCCGGCCGGAGTATGGCGGCGCGCCTTGCGCTGACTGGATCAGGGCGCGCGGCGCGCGGGCCGGTTTGCGGCCGGGCATAAAAAAGCCCGGCAGATGCCGGGCTCGAGGGGGCGCGCGTGCGCGTCAGCCATGCGCGTGTCTTTCCGCCTCCTCTTCGCGCGCGTTGAATGGCGTGCCGTACCCACCAAAGGCCAGCACCTCCCACGTCGTCACGTCCACCACATAGCACCCGGCGTCACCGTGTGACTCATCTGGCTGCAGCACGGCCTTTGCATTCCATGCACCAAGGGAAAGATTGCCACCGACCGTCTCGTGACAGATCCCGATAAACCGGGCAAAAGAATAACCCACGTCACCGTCGCGGCCGCGCATAAGCTCGGCACATGCCTTGATCAGGTCCGGCGCATCCTCGCCGTGCCAGTGTAAATATGCGACGGGAGAAAATTCGCGCGCGTCGCGGCCGTTGATAAATTGGATCAGTACTCGGTCACCCATGGTTACGTTCTCACTGTATGCCCAGCACCTGCCGGCCGGAAAATTAGTTGCAGGTCCCGCGATTATGCGCACGCGGGCGGCCGTGTCAACCCGCTGCAGCAAAAAAAACGGCCGCACAATGGCGGCCGTTGAAAGAGTAGGGAAGGAATCAGGCGACAAACTTTAGCAGGGCGCCCGCCTCGGCCTCTACTTCTATCCTGTCGGCCGTGTATGGGATTGTCTTCGCGTGCGCGGTGATGCCTGTCATTGCATCCCATATCGTCTCAATGGGGCGGCCCTCTTCCATCATGTGCGCATGCTGAAACGCTGCCGCGCGTTTCGGCCCGTAGCGCTTGGCCAGCCAATCGTCCACGTTATCAAGGCGCGCTTTCTGCGCCTCTTTCAAAGCGCTCTCGATGCCGCCCGCCGCGCTGTTGGCGTACGCGATAAGGGCCGGCTGGACCTGCTCGATGAAACGATCCGGAGCGCTTACAGTGTGGCGGATACTGATATCCTGTACCTGTTCGGCGCCCCATACGATACGATTCGAGCAGGCATAATCAAAAAGGAAAGTTCGGACTTTGAGCGCGCCGGCGCCTACCTCGGAGTTACTGACGAAAAAGCCGCGCGCCAGCGTGCCGGGCTGGCCGTCGCGCCGGTTCGGCAGCTCTATGCGATTCACATCATCGGCGAGGAAGACGAACATGTCGCGGTCGCTGGCGAAAAGAGTAGTGTTCTTTTCCGTGATATCCACGGCGCGGCCGAATTCCCCCGGCACGCGGAAATCGCCATTCCGGCCGTCGCCGAATTTATCCATGAGCGCGCGCACGACGTCGCTGTTCCACACGCGGCCATAACGCGGCCCGGTGGCGGCCCGAAGAGTGCCCTCCGGCGCGCCCGGTGCCCGGGAGATCAGCACGCCGACATCTTCAATTTCCCGGCTATATTGCAAACCGTAGTTAAGACAATCGGCCGCCATGGGGGCCGGCAATTCCCGCAGATAGCCGGCCGGGGCGCCTACTAGGCTGGCCAGCTGACCGAACGCATAGTGTGTCGGGGCGTAGCCGTGCCCGTTCGGGCCGGTGACAACTAAGCCGCGATTGTCGGCCGCCGGGATAACTTCCAGCCGGCGCGACGGTACAACGCCGGACCGGCTATTATCGCGGGACAGCTGCAACATGCGCTGCATGTCGGGCAGCGACAAAAAGCGCTCTTCGGCGGGGCGGCTGGACCATTGCTTGTTTGCATCCATTAGTGTGCTCATCTGTGCTCTCACTGTATTGTGACCGGGCCCGGTAACCGGCCGGAAAATTAGAACCGGAGCCGCAACTATAACCGGGAAGAAAATTAGTGCAAGCATTCTCGCAAAAAAAACGGCCGCGCATGGCGGCCGTGGGTTCAGGCAAGGGGCGCGCCCCTAGTTCCGCACCTTTGCATGCTCAATAATGACAGTCTCGCCGCCGTGCTGATAGCACGCCCGGCAATCGATGCATTTTTGGCCGTCGCAATTCGCCGGGCCGGTGTACGCGGCCGGCACGTTATTGAAGACGCGATCAAAGCCGGCCGGCGGCCGTTGCATAACGCGGTCTAATGATGGGTTACTGTAGATCAGCACGACGTTATCCGGGCGCGCGCCGCCCTTGCGGATGATGTCCCGGCGCTTTGTCCATAGTGCAAAAATAGTCGCCGGATTTTTACCCGCTATCGCGTACAAATTGCGCAAGTGCAAACCATTGATCAACTCGCCGTGCCCGTGAAACCGGGAAATCGCCGCATTGATTGCCGGCAATTCTCCCGGCCGCAACATGCGCGACGACAAAAGCGCGCTGTTATGCTCGAAAGCCGGCACGCAATTTTTCCGGCTGCCGGAAAGCATAGCGGCGGAATAACAGTCGCCGCATATAGCGTCAGTCTCGCGCATGGCGCCGCAGAATTCATTGGTCAACGTGTTAGTGTTAATCGCCTGAATACCGGCAAGCTTGCCAGTCATGGTGGAAACATGCACGCCGGCGCGCTGTTTTTTGTCCGTTGCAATGATCATGCGGCGGCCCTCTCTTGTCCCGGCGCGACGTAATCGTTGCGTTTAATCTGCGCGTGCGTTATCCGCCACTGCGCGCCCCGTTCATCCGTCGCGCACCAGCCCTTGCGCCCGATTGGATACTGCAGCGTAAACTCCCGGCCGTCGTTAAACAGTACAATTCCGCCGGCTTCTGGCCTCCCCCTTGCTTTCTGATCGGCATGGTAGCGGCGCACGCGTGCGCGCCATTCTGCAGCACTGCCTACGGATTCATCTGTCGGCGCGTCAAGGTAGGTAATCGGCACGTCGTAATAATAAGGCCCTGCGGATTCATCCATGCACTTGTAACCCCATGATGACTCGCCGCGCGTGCCTTGCATTAAATCAAGGCCGATAAAGTGCAACCCTGTTTCCTTCACGCGCACTAAGTACCAGTGCCTATTGCCTTTCGTGCAATCTTTCACTAGTTCGACCGTGTCGCCGAATCGCTGCGGGCGGCGCAAGTAGGAAACAAGGGATTCTCTCGTCGTCGTTTCGTAGGGGTATGTCCAGCCCATGGTAATTTTCTCTCTGTATGATCCGCCCCGGCGTGGCGGGAATTAAATGCCGGTATGGCCGATTATTCGCATTCGCGCGGCCGTGTCAACTACCCTTTAAATAAAAATCCAAAGAATAAGAACCGGATTAATCTAATAACCTCCCTCCGGCTTTCATTTTCCATTTCCTCCGGCGACTTTGGTGGAATCTCCCGCGGCACATCCCGCGGCCGGCGGCCCCGGCGCCTACTGCCGCGACGCATGGCACGCATTCCTTGCCGGAATTAGAACAATCGGCTCTATTTTGTCCAGCGTCTGTCGGAACGATTGAAGGAATGCTTGCCGGCTCTCATAGTGCAAACTGTCAGCAATATTGTCCCGCAAGATTAGTATTGTCCCGCGCATGCTTGAGTCTACGTACTGGTGAACCTCAGCTGCGAAGGCCTCGCCTAAAAAAACAGCGGCTTTTTTACTGATTTTCATTGTTCGGCCCCCTCGTCTAGTATTTCCCGCAAAAGTTCCACGCCCTCGCCATTGCGCGCGGCATCCTGCGCGGCACTCAGCAATATCAACTTGCTACGGGCAGACGCTAGAATCTGCCTCATCTGCTCAATATCGGCCCCTCCGCATATAGCAGAGTCGATTAACACGATCAGCTTCGTGGTGCCGTTTATCATTGCACCACCTCCACTTTGTTCAGCAGCTTGACTGCGCCGACTTCGCGCAGAGCTATGCCGCCCACGTGGTATGTTTGCCTCTTTGCTCCCGTGCGCGACCCGTAGCCGGTCGTGCCGTTTCCCCCCACGTCTAGCACACTGACAACTCGCAGGCGTTTCGGGCTGATCGCCTCGGCCTGAGCCGTGACTGTTTCTGATCGCCAGCCAGCAGGCGTGAAAACTGAGGTCGTATATCTGATTTGCATTTTAGTTCTCCTGTATATGCGCCGCCCATTGCGGCAAGGCGTAGATTGCCGCCGCCGCTGGCACGCTGTCAATAGGTCAATTCACCTTTGAGCATATGCCACAGTACTGCATCTGCCGGCCAACTCGCGCAAGGGGCGAGGTCCACACCGTCACGCACTAAGTCCATCACCTGCTCGGATCGATACAGTAGCCACCGGGCGCCCCTGATGGTAGGCGACTTCGGCGGATGGTACTGAACAAGAATAAAGCACGGGACGCGCATTGCTCCGTGTGTGACGTGAAATGCTATCTGGTGCGGGCTCAATTTCACTTTTTTGCCCCGCTTGACCACCTTCAGCTCAAGCAGCGCTATTCCCTGCCCTGCAATGGCCACCCAACAGTCTGGCAATCCAAGGCCTACGCGAGATTCAATCCTCGTGATCCTGCAATCCTGTGGCAGATTGTCCCTCAGTCGCTGGTACAGCAGCGTCTCCGGATTCGCTGGCATATTCCTTCCCCTCCAGTACTGCCTGCTCGACCTGCTCAGGCGTTAATTCGATAATATTTCCCGAGCCATATACATCCTTCAAGCGCTCCAGCTCCTTCATGACCTCTTCCTTGCTCATGGCATCGATGGTGCCGTACCTGACTTCTTTGCGTTCGACATAGATTGTCCCCAGAGCCTGACCCCGGCGGAATTCCGCCTGCACTGCCGCTCCAAAGCTCCCTGCTCGCAGAGCCGCGTCGCGAATGCGCTGTAGGTCTCGCATATGCCGCTCATATGTCGTGCCGTATACCTCGGCCATTTCCTGCCGATGCTCTTGAATGGCAGCAACAATATGCGCAGAGGTCTTGGGGTTGGTCAGCTCCACTGCCTTGGCCTTGGCTTTCAGGGGATCGTACCCGGCACGTATGGCGGCCTCCTTCAGAGTGATCTCCCCAAAGCTGGCAACAATCTCTTGAACGAATCGCCACTCCTGCGCCGTCAGGGGTCTGTTCGGTGGTTTTTGCACTGGGGTCAGGAGTTTCTCCTTGGTTTTCTTCCAAGTTGACATCTTCCTGTCAGTTGGGGCGCTCTTCAGTGCCTCTGGAATCTCGCTTCTTCGAACCATCTAAATCACCCTCCTGCAAATGTGTGTCCCCTCTTGGGACCTGTCGAAACGTATCGTAAATTTGCTGTCGTTTGTGCGATTCCAGTAGCCTACCATCTGGCGGCAAGCAACCAGCTCTTCCTCCTCCACAAGCTCCAAATAGTCTCCCCGCCTCATGTCCTTTAACGGGAACCAGAGTCCTGACTTGGTAGCCGGCGTCTCGACCACAAAGTGCATTTTGCACCCGGGCCAGAGCAGATGGTGATTCTCTGTGTCATCGAAAACAGGCATCTTTGCTCCCCTATTTTACCCTTCGACATACGTATGCCCCGGGAAACTCCCGGGACAGCCGGCAGGAGAACTCTGGGAATGGTTTGCCCGGGCGGCGCTCCTCCCACTTGGCCTTCCACCTCAGTGTCCAGCGAGCTACGGCCTGATGTACCTTGGCAAGCCTGTTCTCTTCCAAGGGAACAAGGAAGTAGTCTCCCACCTGCATTTTCTCCAATGGATACAGGGTCTTACCTCCATTCGTGCCCCATTCCACGGGCCATTCTTTGCACCGGTTTTTCCACAGGAACTTGCCCGGCTGGTCGTACAGTAAAGGCATCTCACCTCCGTCGTAATGCTTTTTCTATATAGGGTCAAAAAAGCTTGTTTCATGAAATTTATGATTATACGAAAACGCCCCGTAGATAGAGAAGATGATAACTCTTCTCACTAATCCTACATATTGTGTTCCATACCCTCTCTTGACCACAATTTACCATCACATCACCTGTTTTTACTCATTTCACTGTGTGTAATACCTAAACCCTTGATTCATCTACACAAAACACCACTCATTACACCACACACACCAATTTTCACTCATATTCATCACTTTCATAAAACAAGCTTTTTTCTCCCTATAGCAAACAGAAACGTAACAATCCGTAGGGCAACTGCCTTTTTGCCCCTCTGGAGCCCCGGGCCGCGGTCCTTTCCCCTCTCCCCTTGACCCCCAACCCGCGATCCTCGAGCCGCGAACCTCGAGCCGCGAACCTCGAGCCGCGAACCTCGAACCTCGATCTTTCCCCCCGATCCTCGACCCGCGACCCCTGCTCTCTCGCCCCTCTCAAAACGCTCTCCTTCCCCCTACCCCCTAAAACGTCCCAAATCTCACCACAGGAGCCTTAAACGGCATCCCTTGCCCCCGCCTCTCAATGAAGCTTCCCGTCCGTGTCCATCACTGCGGCTGCCTTGGCTTTGGCCACCCCGATAAACCCCTCTGTCTCCTCGTCGCGGGTGATATTCCATATCTCGCACAGAGCCCCGAGCAGCGTGCCGGGGTCGATTCCTCGGCACCGGCTGTGGTGAATCAGGCAGGTGGACAGCAGCATCATGACGCGGGTGGGGTCAAACTGCAGAACCAGCTTTTGCAGTTGGTCGTACTCCTTGTCGAGGGCCTCGAAGTCCAAGCCGGTTAGTTTCGTTAATTTCTCCATCTCCTCGTCTTTCGTCATCTTGAATCTCCTTTCTTGGGTGTTCTTGTAAATGTTTTTGCGTGTTTAAAATCGGCCATGTATGTACAACCAAGCAGTCAGAGGCCATGTGACAACTGCTATGAACAGGAGGTAAGTCAGTCTCCTGTCACCACTTCAGCCTCTGTCTCGATCCAGACCTTGGCACCACATGACAACGGATTGTCAGGTCGGTAGACCACCTTGCAATTGCAATCAATCGGGCCAATTTCATAGGGTTCATGCCTGCCGCTGGCTCTTGGTTCGGAAAGTGCTCGTGCACGTAACGCCCCTAAGAACCGGCGCGGCTTGCCGCGTCCGGTGCGCGCTTTTTGCGCACGAAGTTGCTTGGTTTGTTAGGAGCAGATTCCTCGCGCAAATCTAGACGTGACTGGCGAACGAACTCATCGATATTAATCGATTCACCGGCGAGAACTTTTTCGTAAATAAAAGTCATTACGTCGACAGGGGTATTTTTATCCAAAAGTCGAAAGGACGAAGCTGCCACATATTCGGGCGACATTTCGAAAGACATCCATCGGCGACCTTCTTGTTCTGCTACTTGCCCCGTAGTATTGGAGCCACCAAAAATGTCTACAACAAGATCATTTGGCTCAGTCAACATTCGTATAAAAAACTCAGGAAGCTTTGCGGGAAATCTGGCTGGATGTCCTTTTACTCCTACTGCCTTACATCCGGAAAGATATAGTCCGTTGGATTCGGAATTTGATATTTGAAGTAAGTTTGGGGGAATAGCTCCACCATTATCTTTGGCGAATCCTTTGCCAATATCGTGCCCTGATGGACGAACTTTTGGCGTATAGAATTTATCAGGGTCTTCGATTAGCTTCTTCATTCGTTCACTATATGGTGCGAGCACTTTAGTGATGTCAGATTTCGGCCATTCGGTTTTGCTGAACCACCACACCGTATTAATTGAATCCTTTACTCGAAGCTTTCTCTTATTCACCCACTCAATCGGACTAGGTAGCTTAGAAGGATTGAACCAATAAAAATCTTCAGCAAGAAAATACCCCAGCTCATCAACCAATCGAATTAGCACACGAAAGTTATAGAGACTACGCACCGGGACACCTTTCATATAAGCGCCCCCGAAATCGACAACGAAGCTCCCATCTTTTCGGAGTTTTCTATGAACAATTCGGGCAAATTCTACAAACCAATCGATATATGCATGTTGATCCAGGTTGCCATACTCCTTCTGGCGCTGCAGAGCAAACGGTGGGCTTGTGATAACCAGATTGACACTTTCATCTGGCAGCTCACTTAGAAGCTCTATCGAGTCCCCTATGTATGCACCACCCTTGGCGGTGTAATAAGCGGGCGCGGTTTTTACTTTCATCAACATGGGCTGCTACTCATAGTCTGTAGATTCATTGTCATCATGTGCGCATTATCTGCGTCGGGCCGCGGACCTCGACACTATTGCACAGGGTGTTGCCCTTGTAGGTCTTGACCGTGAGCACGGGCAGCTGGGCGCCCTTGGCATTGGCGCGGATGTGATGTTGATTGACGTGAATGCGTTTTTTCATTTCGTCTCTCGCAGTCTGGTTTCTTGATCAATACGACTGCCAATCCACGCCATCACCGGAACGGCCATTGAATTTCCCAACGCCTTGTATCGCGAGCCGTCCGAGCATTCGTCTGCGGGTTTCTTGCGCCACGGGATGGCGGTGTAGTTGTCGGGGAAGCCTTGCAGGCGTTCGCACTCCACGGGCGTGAGGCGGCGGACTTGCATGGCGGTACCGACACCGTGCTGCTTCCCAGCCTGCATTGCCACCGCCGTCGGATTCTTCGCCCCCATCGCTGGCGCAATGTTTTCGGCGCTGGCGTGTTGTGTGGCTGACAGGTTTGCGGGGAAAGCAATGATGGGATGGCCTCTGCCAGTGCCGTCCTCGCTGCCGTCGAAGCCTTCAGCTTTGAGCGCGTGGGTGCGGTCGCCGGTAACGCAGACAGGCTGCAACACCGCCGTTGGATTCATCGCGCCCAAGGCTGGCGACAGGTTTTCTGTGCTGGCGCTTTGCAGTGACTCGTGGAAGACCACCGATGCAACGGCCATTGCGTTGTCACCGGGATCGCTTCTTATCGTCCCCGTGTGCTCATGATAAAAATGAGTCCCTTCCCTTTTTAATAATCCCGGCTCAAAAGTAATCGACTGCTGAATCACTCCCCCATCGCAGTCGAAGTCGGTGCCAAGGCCACCGCCGTTAGCGCATCCTGCAATTGTGGGGGCAACTGCTTTCCCCGATTCCCTGCTCGGCGCAGTATCCCGGCGCACGCCTTCGAACTCAAAAAGAACCGCTGCGGGATCGAACCCGTTTCGAGCACTTGCGACAACGAACACGCGGCGGCGTCGTTGGGCCAAGCCGAAATATTGGGCATCGAGGACTCGCCACGCGATTGCCCTTTTGGATCCATACACACAACCAGCGTCCGACCATCTTTTCCCTGCCGGCTGCAGCGGCTCACTTTCTCCGGCAAGCTCTGCCAAAAAGCATCCGAGGGCGTTGTCTTTTGTGGATAGGACGCCGGGTACGTTTTCCCAGACGATAATGCACTCTGGCTCTCCTCTATTTCTGCGAACAGTGTCAATTGCATCAGCAAGCTCCAAAAACTTGATTGTTAGTTGTCCCCTATCGTCATCCAGTGACTGACGCAGCCCAGCGACGGAAAACGCTTGGCATGGCGTACCGCCGACCAGCACATCCGGAGCTTCAATCTCCAGATTATTGACTCTGTCAGCCAAGGCGGTCATGTCTCCGTAGTTGGGTACGCTTGGATAATGATGACCTAATACCGCTGAGGGAAACGGTTCAATTTCAGCCAGCCACGCGGCCTCCCACCCAAGCGGGTGCCACGCCACACTTGCTGCCTCAATGCCACTACAAACACTACCGTATCTCATATCCCCTCTCCCTTCGCAGGGTTTCGATTTCGAGCTTTGCGCGGCGCAGTGCCTTCCACGGATTCAGTATTTCTTGCAGTGTCATGCTTGTCTCCTCTGTGTTTGACCTTGTTCCAGCCGATGATGTAACTGGCGCTCTTGCCTGCCAACAGCTTCTTGTCTTCTTTATCCGGCACACTGCTGGGTCGATTGCTTAGCATCCAGCTCCACCTCCTGTTGATCCGTTGTGTGTGACCCATCCCCGAGCACACGCATTGTTTTTTCGGTCAGCATGGTCTTGGCGAACGTGTACGCCATCTTCGCAACCTGCGGAATTGTCAAATGCGTGTGCTCGGGGTTCGCCACAATGCCCTGCAGGGCGGCCGCCGCAAAGTAGTCGAGCAGGTCAAGTGCGTGAGCATGGTGTATCGTTTCATTGTTGGTCTTCATTCTGTGATCTCCTTTATGTGTTTGTTCATCACTCATCTCCCGTACACCCGTCCCGTAAATACTCATACTTCAGTATCTCCAGTAGTCCAAGAAGCTGCGCGTAGGATATCCGCCCGTTGTATTTCCTGACCACCTCCCGGATCTCCCCCCTCAGCTGCTCCTCTGATCTAAACACTGAGCCCAGTACCCTCACGTTGTCACTCACCACTCACCTCCCCTTGCTGCTGTGTCGGCCACCGTGGCCGGAACTCCCCCTGCAGCGATTGCCTGACGAGTCTATGTGTGAGCACCGACGAATAGCAGCTGGCGGCACAACGACTTCCTTCCTTTCCTGCTCCTTCAAAACAGCCATTGCGATATACACAATCGCCCCCAGTGCTTCTTGCACGAACGCATCTCCCTCACGGGTGCTGGCCGCTTCTTCTAACTTCTTAGCTGCCTGCCCGGTCAAGAACCCCCGACCGTGCATCTTGCCGTAGTGTACCCACGGCTGCTCTAGGAACGGCGTGGTGTCGCCGCCATGTCTTTCGCCTTTGCCCTTGGTGGCCTGCTGTATCGCTTGGTCAAACACTTGTTGCAGTGGGTGTGTCATGATTGCTCCGTTTTAGTTATCTCTTTCTGTTTCATCATTAAGCGACAGTCTCGTCACGCCTGCCGGGATTACGGTGATCTTGCCACCGTTAGCAAGGTACTTTTTGATCGCTTCTTCCAATTTCTTTCTTTCTTCGTCAGCGCTTTCTGTCTTTACCGCTTTCCTGCTCAGGTTACTATAATAGAGGTTGGCTCTCAATTGTTGTCTCCAGTGATTGTGTTCCTGTTCTTCAGCGCCGCCTCGATGTCCACCGCTACTGCATAGACGCCTTCATACAACCGCTGATCGGTGATCGTGATGTTGGACTTGATGACGTCCTCCACTTCTTCCAGTGTCAGTCCGATAAATTGTTCATGCCGCGTAGCGGCATCATACTGGCGCAGCATCGTGACGTAGGCGCACAGGTCTTCGCGCCGAAACACCACAACCTCCTCGCGGTTTTCGCGTTGCTCGTACTGGCCGAAGCACTTTGCTTCAAACCATTCTCTATCAGTAAACATCATCGCGGCTCCTTCTTGGCTGCGCGGAAAATAAAATCAAACAGGCCCGGAGACATTTTCAGCGTTACGGGCATATCGGGGTCAGCGCATTCGCACGCTTGCACTTTTTCAAACGTATTTTCCTGCGGCTTGTACGGGACAAGGCACTTTTTGCATCTTACTGCGGTAGTGTTCGACATTATGTGTTCTCCTTGTCCTCGATGATTGCTTGGATTTCAGCAGGTGGCACAAGGCAATACGCTTGATTGCCGGAGACAAGCCCGCTGCGCCATCGCAGCAGAGTTTCGACACTCACAACCCTGTGCGTGTCTGGGATAGCGTAGAGCGGGATGTTATACCCTGACACCATTGCCCCTTGAATGCTCGATGCCCTCTCTTGTTTTGTTTTCTCTACCGCAGTGATGACACTGCCGCTTGCGTGCATCCACGCCACAGGCTTAATGCTCATGATTGCTTCTCCTTTGCGGCGGCGAGCATGGCGTCTGCCTGCGCATATCTAACCTTTGCGCACAGATCAAACCGACGAGTATTACTAAGCGATTGCCACCACTTATCAAACCTAAGGTGTTGGCCATCAACCTCTACACATTGCCCATCGCAAGCTACTCCTGCGGCACTGCAAATCTCTGACACTCCGGGCTGCGTGCTATGTACCGCAAAGTAGTCGCGCAGGGTCATGCCGGGTACGTGCAGGGTGTCGTCTGTCATTGTGCTCGGAAACGCTGGTCCTCCAGCGCAGGTTTCGGCTATAGCGAGTATTTCTTTTTCTGTTTTCATCTGCTTTCCTCCTCAACTTTCAAGCGCAGGTTAGAGCGGCGGTAATTTCAAGCATTGCTGCGGACACTATAGCGTCTACAAAAGCTGTTGCAGCACTATTTTCATACTCCGGTGGATTCTTTAGGAACACGGTGTTCAGTATGAATACGGCCCGCTGCTTTTGTTCTTCGGCTATAGCGAGTATTTCTTTTTTTGTTTTCATTTGCTTTCCTCCTCTGGAATGGCCGTTACAACACACTGCTTATTGCGCGGCAGCGTTTTCTCGCACTCTGCTAAGGATTTCACCGCCAGTGATCTGTACGACCCGGGCATCGAATCCAGTAACATAAAGACGACTAGTGTAAGGATTACACCTAGCCAGAACGCCAAAAATATATCTCTATTGTTCATACCCACTCCCCATTGCGGTTCATATCTCAATCCTCAATTCCGGCAGCAGCTCTCGGCAGTCGTCTGCACATAGTTTGTGTTCAGCGTCCACAGCATCCTCAGCAGCAGCCCGCGTAGCAGCCCACGCAGCAGCCCACGCAGCCTCAGCAGCCTCAACATCAGCCCGCGCAGCAGCCAACGCAGCAGCCTGAGCTGCCCACGCAGCCCTCTCAGCCTTAGCAGCAGCCCTCTCAGCAACCCGCGCTGACTCAGTATCGGTGATGACCATCCCGCGCAGCCCGTGCTGTATGCCAGCACGATCCAGCGCATCAGCGGCGTATCCCATCGCCCTAGTTGCTGCACGATAAGCGACTGGGGCCAGCACCTCAGGTGCGTAGCCGGCCTTGGAGTAAAACCAAAGTATCCACTCACCCCGTGGACATGCAGCTATCAGCTCCTGCACTGATAGATCAGGGTTCTGGTCGCACCACTGTGCTACCGATAAGCCTGTGGCGTGAGGGAAGGCGTTTTTGGTTTTTAGCCAATCGTTGAATTCTTGTCTGTTCATACCCACTCCCCCGCTTGAAGTATTTCCCGCAGCTTCTTTTCCTGTGCCCCCCGCGCAGCCCACGCATCCTCCGCAGCAGCCGCAGCAGCCGCAGCAGCCCCCGCAGCAGCCTTAGCAGCAGCCTGAGCTGCCCACGCAGCCTCAGCAGCCCCCGCAGCCCCCGCAGCCCCCGCAGCCCCCGCAGCAACCTGCGTAGCAACCTGCGTAGCAGCCACCGCAGCAGCCCACGCAGCAGCAATCTCTTCGTCTGTCGCCTGCCCTTCTGAGTGACGCCACGCGACATCAAGCGCGGCTTTGCTGCGCTCATCTGTCATTAGGTGCTCAACTTGTCGAGCGCACCAGACGGCGTACTTGCGCCACAGATTTGAGTGATCTTGTCTCACTTTCAAGCACCACAGTGCGTCGTCAAGCCCATTGCTGTCGATAATGTCTGACAGCGGAAACTGCTCGTTCCAGTCTTCGTTTGTTTTGGACTTAAGCAGAGTTTCCCAGCCGTTTTTGCACGGTCTGTGGTCTCGAATTTCGTTGAGGGATACTGTAATCATATTACCCCCTGATAAAATCCTGCTTTCGGGTTGAATTCTTGTCTGTTCATAGTTTTACCCATACCGCAGGCTTACACGTCCTGCGCGGCGAATTGTGTTTTACTTTACGGAACACGTATTCCCAATCTCCCGGACGCCTAGCCTGTCTCCCATACACCGTGCTTTTCGGTATGCCCAGCCTGCGGCCATGCCCCACCAGCGTGTCGGTGATTCCGTCCAGTTCGATATAAATGGCAGAAGGGCTGCCCATGTTGTGCTCGCTGCTGTACACGCGATCAGGCTTGCGCGGCAGGTTGCCCTCAAACCACTTGTCCCAACCCCTGCGCCTGCACAGGCGAATAAACGCAGCGTGACTGGAGTAGCCCAGCAGCAGCGCTGCCTCTGTCATCGTGACCTGCATCTCTCGGGCGTACAGCCGCACCATCTCTTCAAAGGGCTGTCCGGTGTCGCGCTCGACTTCTTGAATGATTCTCACAGTTGTTCTCCTTTCTAGCTTTCTGTTTATAAACACTCCCCCCAACTGCTCACCCAAGCGGAAGGGAGGAGCGCCGGCAGGTCCGCTGCCGGACGGTACTGCTCTCACAGTTTGGACAGGTCATAGGAGCGCACCCACGCTTCCCACCGGTGCCGAACCTGTTCCCTACTGTATCCGAAAAAGGTAAGTCTTTCTTCACCGAATCCCACGTCCAGCCTGTACCACTTGTCCTTGATCTTCTGTATCGACATTTTCCTGTTCCTCACAACATTCGCAACCCGGATGATCCGGGTCTCTGCAGTCCGGGTGGCGGGCCAAGGTTCGTTTGTATCGTCGCGCATGCCGCCATTGCGCAGACTCGTCTTCATCAGGGTACTCTGCACATGACTTCATACAGCATCGCCCACCACCTTTTCCATGTACTTGTCTGAGAGGTGTAGCACCGCGGACATCAACTGATCATCCGCCCTTGCCGAGCTGAAAATCTTCACGTCCTCGCGCTGCAGTAGCGCGTGGAAGGTGACAAGCTGTACCAGTGTGCGGGCATCGTTCATTGCATCGTTCATTGCAGGGACTCCATTATTTGATCTTCAAGTGTTAACAAGGCACCTTCTTCAAGCACACTGAGCACATCGATCTGTCTTCCCTTCTTCTTTCTCTTCAGTATGACTTTCTGGATATCGACTTGTTCTGGTAACCACGGTTCGCCGTCCCTTGTCAGGGCAGGGAGTATTTTGTACACCACTTCCACCGGCAATTCAAGAAACGTATTATGCTTTGTCAACGACATCTCCTCCGCGTGCTGCACGCACCTCTTCCTGTTGAATCTTCCAGAGGGTTTTCTTGAACTCGTGTTCCACCAGAACACGGACAACTTCGCCCATGGCAACGTCATGGTGGTCTGCCAGTTCGCGGATCATGGTGTACACCGGAGCACGCAATATGATCGTGGTCCACGGTTCTTTCCTCCTGCTGGGGGAAGTGGGCTTCCTCCAAGAGGGATCTGGAGGCAGTTTGTCCGCCTTTTTCCTCTTTGCCTTAGTCCTTGTGCCTGCCATTTGCTCTCCTTTCTGATTTACTGCTTTTTATGTATCATATAACACATGAAAAAAGGGGGTCAAGCCCCCCTTTGCAGGTTATTTTGCAGACCCCCAGTTTTCCCCCACCTCCACGTCTACTACGGAAGGGATGGCCAGCTCCACGGCAGTGGCCATTATCCTGCCTACCTCTTCTGCCTCCTCACGGGTCTTCACGCTAACCACGATCTCATCGTGCAGCTGTAGCTTGATGTTGAAACCTGCCTCATGCAGCTTGACCATGGCCATCTTGGTCTGATCGGCAGCAGAGCCTTGGATCAGGCGGTTCAGCCCTTTGTACGTCATTGCCCGTTTGACCCGTGGGCCGTATTCAATGACCGCCTGTTCATAGGGCAGAGCCTTGTTGACGCCCCACTGCACCGGTTCGAAGAGCGGGAAACGGCACTTGCGTCCGAGCAGTGTACGGATCGCGCCGCCTGATGCGGGACTTTCGATGCGACGCATGACCGCGTCGATGGTACTGCGCAGGAACGGCACCTTCTGGTGGAAGAGTGTGATCAGCGCACTGGCCTCATCAACGCTCATGTCGAGCGAGTCGGCGAGCTTCTGCTTGCCCATGCCATACGTGAGGCCCAAGCCCACTGTCTTCGCCTGCTTGCGTTTGATGCCGGCCATGTCGGCCACCATCTGGTGAAAGTCAGTGCGTGGGTCCTTGAGATACGCGGCCTGCATCACCTCGCTGCCCGGCAGCCCCAAGAGCGTGGCGTAGTGGACCAAGAGCCGCGGTTCTTGCGACGAGAAGTCACACGACGCCCACAGCTCCCCTTCTTCTGGAAGAAAAAGGCTGCGAACAAGCGGGCCAATCACTTCGTGGCGTGCTGGCACTTGCTGAAGGTTTGGCGAATTCATACTGAGCCTGCCTGTTACGGTGCCACCGTCATCAGAGCGCAGCTGGTTGATATGTGGGTGAATGCGGCCGTCGTGTTCAGACAGGTCCAGATAGGGTTGCAGGAACGTGCCATAGGTCTTGTTCAGCTCTCGCGCCTCTACGATGGCCTTCGACAGCGGGTGATCAAGTCCGTCCAAGAACGTCTTGGTGAAGCTGGGAAGCCCTGTCTCAGTGCGCGGGTAGGCAAGCCCCAGCTTGTCAAAGGCCTTGGCGATGGAGGCGGCGGCCCACACGTCCACCGGCATCGTGGCTGTGCTTCGAATGTCGGCCAGAAGCTGTTTCTCCCGTGAGGTCATCTCCTCAATCAGGGACAGCGCACGTTCTCGATCAAAGCGAACCCCCTGCAGCGTCATGTTGACCAGCACAGGCAGCACGCGCGTTTCCAGATCAAACACAGATTCCACGTCCTCACGACGAAGCAGGGGCTTGAAGCACTGCCACAGCTTCAGCGTCAGCTCTGCGTCCGCCTCTGCATACTCGCCCACGTACATTGCCGGAAGTCTCCACAGTTCCTTCTTGGGATGCACCCCGAAGTCCCGGGCCGCGTCCCGCAGGCCTTGCTCACTCTTGGTCTGCTGGAGGTAATCAAACCCCAGTGAGTTAAGGCTGTAGGACATGCGATTCTCGTCCAGACAGGCCGCGGCAATCATGGTGTCAATGATGGTTCCGTTGACCTTGAAGCCGCAGGCCAGAAGCCAGCCCAAGTCATAGGCGGCGTTGTGCATCACCTTTGGACACTCCAGCGCCAGTATCCGGCTCACCCAGCGCTCAACAGCCCCCTTGTCCAGATTGCCTCCTCCCTCATGGGCCACGGGGAAGTACCCGCACCAGCCCTCCACTGCGATGGCGTATCCGACCACATACCCATCATTACGGGGCCATCCGGGGCCGTAGCTCTCCAGATTCTCGTCCCGTGTCTCAAGGTCGATGGCGATTTCTTTGGCACCACTGAGGTCCGGAAAACTGTCCGGGGGAATCCACTCGCAGTGGGGAGGAAAGAGCGGGTTCTGTCTCACAGGTGGAAACCTCTTTGTACGTTCTTGGGTTGAATGATGTGCAGGCTCTGCCGTGTCCGGGTGATGCCGACGTACAGAATTCGGTTGATGTTGTCAGGGTTGACGGCGTACTCATGAGAGAACTTGCTGGAGAGGTCCGTAATCAGCAGCACGTTGTCTGCCTCCCCTCCCTTGGCACCGTGGATCGTGGACAGTCGAATCAGGGGCGTGCTGCCGATACGGATTCCGCGTCGAAGCATTGCGATGATGTAGCTGCGTTTTTCCTCCCCGATCTTCACCAGCGCCTTGTGCCAGATGTCATCGGTCAACAGGCCATGGTGTTGCTTGAGGTAGTCCATGGTGTACAGGTTGTCATCGGACAAGGAGGCCACGGGCCGCGATCCGCGCTTCACGTTGCTGCCAAGGTACTTGTAGACTGCCTTGACCTGTTGGGAGGTAATCGGATTGCCCTTGCGCATAAACTCCCACGCAGAAACTGCCTGCAGGATGGAGTCTGGCAGCGACCGCGTGCCATGTCGTTCGAACAACAGCCCCTGTGAGAGCAGCCACGCATGCACGTCATTAAGCATGTAGTTGGCAGCGGCCAGCACCAGCCACTCGCCTTTTGACATATCCACGTGCTCATAGCGGTTGTAGAAGCGCACGTCGCCCTGTTCTTCGCGGGGTTTCCATGTCTTGGGCTGGCGGTGTCGGATTCGTCGCACAACGGTATCAGCGAGGGCGTGTACTTTTGCGGGCACGCGGTAGGACTGGTCGAGAATAACGACACTGCCGTCACAGGACAGGAAGCTGTCCACGTCGGCCCCGGCCCAAGCGTACAGTGCTTGGTCATCATCCCCTGCTATAAAAAAACGCTTGCTACGCCGCGCCAGTGCAGAGACCAGTCTCCACTGTATGCGGGAGAGGTCCTGTGCCTCATCGATGATTAGAGCATCCAGTGTAGGCAGGCGCTCTGGCACCTCCAGCAGCTTCTCAAGAAGGTCGGTGAAATCCAGAAGTCCGGTGCGCTGCTTGTACTGCCGGTAGGCGCGCTCCACGTACTCGAAGTGATACCACTCTATCTCGATTTTGCTGTTGTTGTAGTGCGTGCGAAGGTCTTGTCCGCGAATACGGGCGGTGTTGATCTGGTTGAGAATAGGGTGGTCAGTATTGACCAGAAAGTCTTCCTCTCCGGCCGACACCTTGATGTCCAGCCCCGTTTCCCGGGCGAACTCATTGAAGTTCTCCGGCTGCATCATGTCCTTTCTGCTCACCGCCAAGCAGTGGTAGGCCAGACTGTGCAGTGTCCGGAACCACGGAAAGTCATGCTGCGCGTTGAGCTGTGGGAACTTGGATATTGCCCGGTCTCGAGCCTCGGTCGCCGCTTTGCGGGTGAAAGCGAAGTAGCCGATCTGCAGAGGCGAGGTGCCTTGCTGTAGCTCCAGCTCGACGACATTGAGCAGGTAGGTGGTTTTCCCGCTGCCCGGAGGGCCAAAGACCTTGGTCGTAGAGGCAGTGTCCATCAGAACGGGGCTCCTGATGCGTAAGCGGTGGGGGTATCAAAAGGAGCGCTCTGCTTGGCGAAGACCGGCATGCGCCACAACCTCGTAGCGCGGCCCTTGAGTGACAGGCTTACCGGCTCGCCATTCAGATCGCGAATGCGCTGTGCAATGCGTGGGGCACTGAGCAGGGTGAAGTTGTTGCGCTTCAGGTGAGCCTCAAGGTCTTTCATGCGGAAGTACACCTTGACCTCGTCCTCGTTTATCCAAGGGCGTCCCAACAACATCTCATCGCGGTCCAATGCCTGCTGCAGGTGCGTGGTGAATTCCTCCAGAAGGTCATTGAAGCGTCCGGTTACGCTGGTGTCTTCTGGCGCATCCACGATCTGTTCCATCTCCACCATCTCGCGCAGCAGTTGGTTCAGTGTCTGCTCCCAGTCCTGCCTGCGCAGTGTTGGCGGAAGAAGGTTCAGCCGTTCCATGCACACGCGCTGAAACTGCATCTGGTTGAACAACTGATCGGTGTCCAGCTCCACGCGACGGGCGTTGACGTCAAGGAACCACAAAGGGGGTTCAGAGTTGTACTTGGATAACGCCGCCATGCGTGGCGCGTCCGGGGCATCTGCTCCAATGCCGTGCTTGCGCGTGCGGCAGACCGAAGCGTTGCAGAAACTGTTGATGGGTGCGTCTTTGCACTTGTAGCGGTAGTCCTTCTTCTTCAGCTGCTTGATCACCGTCTGCACTTCAGACAGGGACAGCGGCGGGGCCATATAGCTCTGGTTGTACTCAAGCATCTTCTCTTCCCACTTCTCACCGAAGGCCTTGTGCAGATAGATGCCGAGGTTGAACAGGCCATTATTGCGACTGCCTTCAGGGAACCCTTGTTGACACAGAGTCTGCAGGCAGGGCGGCGCATCCTTCAGAGGAGAGACGGCGGCCTTTGGTGCATCGGGGATCGTGAGCGGCGCATCCTGCACATAGGTGTCATACAGCTGGAAGAAGTCAGCCATGGACGCGGCAGTGCCGTCATCACGGATGGCGTAGCGCGTGGTGTTCTCCCCTGCAAAATAGGGAAGGTTCAGAAAGTTGCCGGTGTCGCCCCGCTCTACGAGAATCTCGGTCTGTTTGGGGAATATCTCTCGCCCAGCTTCTCCCAGCAGGGCAGCGGCACCTTTGAGGTAGTCCTGCATGTCGGCCGCGGGCACTGGGGTCTTCACGAAGAGGAAGCAGTGTGCGCCTCCACTCTTGCTGCGGCACACCACAAGAGGCAGCTGCAGTGTTCGAATTCTCTGCACAAGGGCAGCGTGGTCTATGGGGTATTGGTCGATGTCGATGGTGCCCCACGTGCAGGAGTTATCCGCGCGGATGGGGATAATGCCCAGTGCGGGTTCGATGCCGTTGAGGTGGGCTTCCCATACGTGTGCCACCGGAGGCTGGCGCACGACAACTGCCTTGCCTACGCGCTTCCCATTGTCTTTGTCCTTTTCGATGCGGTAGGTCCCGTAAGCGATGTCGAGACCCTCGAAGATTTCCATAAAGCGCTGAAGCTTCATCATAAGTATCTCTGTCTAGTAAAAAGACAGGGGGCCTTGCGGCCCCCCGCTGGGATCAAAACACACTGGATGACTGCATTTCTTCGTCATTTGAGTGTTTCACATTTACATTGCCAGAGGCAATGCTCTGTGAGAAGGCGCGTGCGGCGCCGTAGACTTCCATATCAAGCACTGGCCCGAGGTGAGTAATCTCCCAGCCGTACCACTTACCCTTGTCGTTGCTCTCTGCCACAGTGGTAAGCAGGTAACGCTGGGAGTACATAGGCGGGGTGAAGTACTGACCAGAGCTGCCCTGTGACTTCAGGGACATCATCATGGAGTTCCACTTGCGCGACTTCTTCAGCTGCGTGGCTTTCATGGTGATCAGGGCGGCTTCGGGTACATTGTTGGACAACAGCATCACGTAGTGGTTCGCCGTGTTCTCAATGTAGTTCCCGTTGTCGAGATAGTCCTTGTTGCTGGACTTGTCGCGGGTCGTGCGAGAAAGAATATCGCTGGTCGCTGGGTAGACCGCGATAGGCGCTCCTGTCCCCTGTCCACGGGGTGACCACTCAATGTACTGTCGAGTGTATGCACACGGAATGACGCAGATGCCGACCTTGCCGTCGTACAACTCTCCTGTGACGGTGTTGTAAATCATGCCGGGTAGTGCGCCCTCCAGTTCTCCGATCTCCGGAGAGTTTGCCGCCAGCAGGCGCAGGAAAGGAAGGGCCATATCCTCCTGCCCCATCCCATCAAAGCCGCCATTGGCATCCTGTTCAAAAGCACCGGCCAGCGCCGGCAGTTGAGTTTCGGTTTCGGCGTTCTGCATTTCTTGTCTCTTCGTCATGATCGCGTTTCCTGTTTATGATTTGATGATTGCTTTTTTTCCGATGAAGGCGCCAAAAAGCTCCGTTGGGAACTCTCTGCCTTTCTCCACCTGCTCCTTCACCCATGCCTTGAGGGTCATGGGCTCAACCTTCTGGACCTGCTCCGGTATGAAGCCCGTCCCTTTCAGGTTCTGCAGAAGGCGAGCACACAGCTCATCCTCCCCTTTGCCAAACCTCACGGACACAGTGTTCTTGATGATGTCATCGTAACCGTGTTCGCGAAGCCAAGCGAAAGCCTCTGCCTGACGTTCTGCTTTGATGGATGCCCCGTAAAAGGGCTTGATCTCAATACTGCTGCCATCGTCCATGCGAAAACTCGACATGCCCATGGAGGCAAGTGCCTCGGGCAGCGATTCTTCAGTCAGTTTTCGGTAGTTGTCCTTGCGCTCTGACAAGGTCTTCTCGAGGTCCTCGATCTCCTTGTTAAGCTCCTTGGCTCTTTTTGCCAATCCGGCAACGCCCTTGATGTCGTCATCGGACAGGGTCAATGCCTCGGCGTCCTGTTGGAACATGTCATTCAATGTCATAACTGTCTCCTTTCTTGAACAGATCCACTTGGATCGGAATATAACGTCGCTCCAGCTTGTCCCACTTCAGACATTTGTAGCGTCCGTTATTTTTTGCCGCCGCAACTGCGGCAACAATACTGATTGCTGTCGGGTCTCCGATGAACAGCAGGTAATCGTCGTCAGTGAACGCTTCCAGTTTCCTCTTGATCCGCTGAACGGTAGGAGCAACAGAAAAAGCCACTTGTGCATTGGGTGGAAGAATAGTTACCACACTGCCGAAATCCAGAGCGGTGGTAATGTTGTGCTGTGCCGTTTCCGACACCACGTAGACTACGGGCATTGCTTTCTCCTTTCTTTAACTGAGGGTGAGAAGTATACTCAAGGTGTAGTCCTACGCAACCCCCTAGAAAGAGATATCGTCAATGGAACAATTTTTGGCTCGCTACCCCTATCGCAACAAGCCGTATCAGCACCAAGAAGCCTTTTTGTCCCGTTTCTGGAAGACCGCTAATGTTGGCCTCTTCGCGGACATGGGCACCGGAAAGAGCTTCATGGTCATCAACAACTTCAGCATGCTGTACGACCAAGGGTTCATCAACGCCGTCTTGGTCATTGCCCCCAAGGGGGTGTACCGCAACTGGACAGGCATAGAAATCCCCAAACACCTTCCAGCACACATTGTTTACCGCACCGCTACGTGGAACCCGTCGCCCCGAAAGGCAGAGGCCAAGGCATTGGACGAGCTGTTTGATGTGACGGAGGATTTGAAGATATTGGTGATGAACATCGAAGCGCTGTCCACGGACAAGGGGTTCAAGTTTGCCCAACGCTTCTGCATGTACCACAACACGTTCGCTGCGGTGGATGAATCAACAACCATCAAAACACCAAGCGCGAAACGTGCCAAAAATGCAGTAAAAGTCGGTAAATACTGCAAATTCCGTCGAATTATGACGGGCTCCCCGGTGACAAAGAACCCACTGGACTTGTTTCAGCAGTGTCTTTTCCTGTCAGAGGACTGCCTTGGGCACGATAGCTTCTACACCTTCCAAGCCCGATATGCCGTGCTGGTGGAGCGCCACATGCCCTCGCACACGTTCAAGCAGGTGGTGTCGTACCGACACCTTGATGAACTCAAGCAGAAGCTTGATCGGTTCAGTTATCGCGTGACCAAGGCCCAGTGTCTGGATCTTCCGGATAAGGTGTACGTGCGGCGCGAAGTCGAACTGACGAATGAACAGGGGCAGGCCTACATGGACATGAAGAAAATGGCCCTGTCTTTGTTCGAGGACGGCATGATGACCACAACCAATGCGCTGACCCAGCTGATGCGCCTGCACCAAATCGTCTGTGGCCACGCCAAGCTTGATGATGGGCAGGTCAAGTCACTGCCCAACAATCGTCTGAAGGAGCTGATGAACATACTGGAAGAGGTGGATGGCAAAGCCATTATCTGGGCCACATACAGACTGGACATCGAAGCCATTCGACTCGAGCTGCAAAAGACCTACGGCATGGACAGCGTCGGCACTTACTACGGAGACACGGATGACACAGAACGCAGTCGAGTGGTAAACGACTTTCAGAATCCGGATAGTCCGCTGCGCTTCTTCGTGGGCAATCCCAGCACCGGGGGCTATGGCCTGACGCTAACTGCAGCACATGTGGTGATCTACTACAGCAACAGTTTCGACTTGGAGAAACGCTTGCAGTCCGAGGACCGCGCGCACCGCATCGGTCAAACCAACAAAGTGACCTACATCGATCTGATCGCCCCCAAGACAGTGGACGAGCACATCGTGAAGGCACTGCGGGACAAGATCAACATCGCGAGTGCTGTGCTGGGCGAGGAGATCAAACAATGGCTCTTGTGAGGTACTCACCCCGCTACACCTACGAGCCCTTGGTGCGGGTAGACCAGCCTGAGGGCAGGCACTACGTGACTCCTAACGGAAAGGCTCTCCCCAGCGTGACCACGATACTGGATGCGACCAAGGACAAGAGTCAGCTTGAGGAGTGGAAAAAGCGAGTCGGGGAAGAGGAGGCCGAGCGCATCAAGACAGAAGCGGCCCACGTCGGAACTGCCATGCACCGGGTCATGGAGCACGTGCTGACAGGAGACAGATTGTTGCCGCCGGTCGATTGGCTTGAAATGCGTGGCTACGAGATGGGGTTTCGTCTGGCGAACGAGTACCTGCCCAGTGTTGATGAGCACTGGGGGTCAGAAATCCCTCTTCTGTATCCGGACCGATATGCGGGGACCACGGATTTGATAGGCGTGTGGCGCGGCAATCCTGCCATCATCGACTTCAAGCAAAGCCTCAAGCCCAAGCGAAAGCAGTGGATTACCGACTATTTCCATCAGCTGGCCGCGTATGCCTGTGCGCATGACGCGGTCCACGGAACGCGGATCGGGTTCGGAGTGATACTGGTGGCGACGCAGACGGGAGAGAATCAGGTGTTCACCACCACTGGGCCTGAGTTCGAAGACTACAAGGTCCAGTGGCTGGAACGGGTGGATCGATACTACGCACTCAACGTAGTATCAAAAGGGAACAGCCTCTGAAGCATTTCTCTGCTTGAGCCCTGAGCCGCGGGCGACGATCCCAGTGGCCCGGGGGTTGGAGCAGGGGCCGGAGCGGGAGCCGTGAATCCCGGAACTCCGCGCGTGGCCGGGGCTGCAGGCGCCTGCCTTGCCGCGGGACCTGCAGAAAAGGCTCCCGTCGGCTGGTCTTGCTGCGGAGGCTCGTACTGTAGTGGGTTGATGACCGCAGGTACCGCTACGTTGATGCCGTTGAGACCAAGTTGTGCGGCCAGTTTGCGTGCTAATTCTTCCCCTGTCTGGGATCGAGGGTCCGCACGCTGGATCAAGGATGCGGCCAACTGGGGGTCTTGCGCGGCCCGCTGCAGGATATCTTTGATCAAGATGTTGGGCTGTCTGTTGATCAGGTCATCCAGAGCGGAAGCCGTGAATCCCGGGATCTGGATTGACGCTCCAGAGCCCGCTCCACTGGCAAGCGCGCTACCGGCTCTGGCGCCCACATACCGAGCTGCCAGCCTTTGCACCGCAGAGGGATTTCCTCCAACCGCTTCACTGATCAGTTGCTTGTTCGCAACAGCGTTTTCAATCTGAACCATGGGCAGCAGGAGGCGACGCAGGTTGTTCTTTTCCATCTGCGTCATCATGCCTGACTGGGTCATGAACTGAATCAACGAAGGCTGGTTTCTGGAGATAGGTTCGAAAAGCGTGTCGTAGTACGCAGCCGGACTGAAGTTCCCGGTCATGCCCCCAGCTGAACTGAAAGCGTAGTCGTAGAGGATTGATTTGAACCCGTCTACCGACTCCCTTCCACCGCTTCGAGCCAAAGCACTCAGTCTGCGCATGCTTCGAACAGGGTTTTGACCGTTAATCGCTTCCGAGACCGCTTTCACGGGGTTTTCCCTGCCAAGCGCCATGGCAAACGCAGCTTGGTTTTTGATTCCCTTGTTGAAGGCGCTGTTTTGGTTAAGCACCGTCTGCAAGGCGGCTTCTGCCCTGTCCGCGTCCTGAAGGTCATTCAAGAGACCCGCTTCTTGAAGATAGCGCTGATTCTCTGCGATAAAGGTGTTGAGCTTCCCACGGTTTACCCGCATCTTGTTCGGGTCTGCAGGATCTGCTTCCAGTGCCCTGTTGGCTCCCAGCAGCAGCCACTGACGCTGGGCATCTGCCGTAGAAACCATGCCTTCCGCAGAGCGTTGAGCGAAGGGAGCAATTTCCAGCACCTGAGGGTGATCTGGCCCAAGTTCGCTCAACAGGCGCTCATAGCGTCTGTTCAGGTAAGACGTTGAGTTCATTACCTGTGACATACGTTGAGCAGTGATGTCATTGTTGCTGTTGAAAGCACGGGCCACGATTATTTCTGGAGAAAGCTTGCGCGCCCCTGTGCGCATCGGAGCCGTCAGCTCTCGTGCGTAGGTACGGGTAAACGTGTCATTGAGTTCTCTGGAATACTCACGGGCTCGGTCATAGGCAGGAAGCTGCAGCTTGTCCATATCGGACATCAGCGCTTCTGCCATGTCGTTGTAGACGCGCGCAGTGTTGACATCCCCAGAGGAAGCAGCCGCTCGAGAGAGTGAAAGCAGGTCACCACGCGCCTTGACCAAGTAGGACACAGGGACGTTTTTGACATTGGTGACGTACTCATTTGGAACGGCGCCTTCCTGCAGGTAAGCGGTAGTCAGCTTTCCATTCTCATAGGCTTCTATCGCGCCCTTGTTAATCCCCAGTCGAGACATGATCCCTTGCACGGTGCCATACCCCTGCATCCCCCGCAGGTACTCGGGGGTGACGCTGGTAATGGCCTCAAGAACACCACGGCTACTGCCCTTGGCGTTAAGCATGCGAGGGGTGACAACAGCGTCATCCAGTCCCTGCGTTCCGGGAGCTATGTCTACTGCTTCCAGTTCTGCCTGTCGCCACAATGCCTGCTCATACTCGCGCGCATCTGCCAGAGCGTTCTCCACCTCTTCCTGCAAAATTCGACCTACAGAAGCACGGGTCTCGGGCCTGTCTACTCGAATCCTTGCAATACGGGAAGCAGCGTTCTGTTCAGCAACCATGAGCCTGTTATTCAGCAGGCCTTGGAACATGTCCCGCTCCATTCTGGCGGCCGCAGTATAGGCTTCCGGGGTTCCCACATTACGCACGCGATCCACAAGGTTTTGATAAGCAAGAAAGGCACGTTGCCCTTGAGCCCCAATACGTGTCCCAAACGCAGGATTTTCCCTTGCCAGTGTGTTTTCCAACACCTGAAGAGCAAGACTGCCTGTCATTTGCCCTGCAGTCGGAGAAGGAACTCCATCTGGCACGGGCTCCAGAAGTCGATTAACCAGCTTGTTGGGATCTTCCCCCGTCTCACGAAGCAGTGAGTTGAGGTACGTTGCCGCCATGTTCTCACGGGAATCTTGGCTGAAGCGTGCAGAGATGTTGGACAAGAGGCCTTGAGCATTCTGCGCGCCCGTGAGCAGCATCTTCGGGGGAGCGAACATGCCACCAAGGGCCTCTGCTCCAAAGCGAAGACCCTCGGATTCGGGGTTGTATGCCAGTGCAGCTCCGCCAGCAAGGCCTGCACCCGTAGCAGAAAACGTCTCTTGGGCAATTGTTGCTTTGGGGGCAAGCCGGGCCTCAGTCCCAATGCGGGACATGAAGTTGGCAACCCGGCCGCCTTGCATGACAGGCATCCCAAACGTCAGAGGAGCGGCGCCAATAGTTTCCCCAAAGGTGCGTCCTCCTTGGTAGTACGGCATCAAGCGGCGATCATTCAAATAGCGCTCTGGCACATTGCTCTCGAGGAGCTGGTTCAGGTAAGAAGATCCTGTCAAACCGATGCCAAAGCCCAGAATCCCCCCTCCAATAATCGCTGGAGTGCGTGCCGGTGTAGGAAGAGGCAAAGAAGCCCCTATGCGCATGCCGGCTGCGGCTGCGCCTCCTACGGTCAGTCCCGATGCAGCACCTACCCCGGCACCTGTGATAACGGCCCTTCTCATGTCTCGTGGGGTCACCGGAGAGTCAGGACTTGTGGGGGCATTGAACGCCTCTTCCAACGCTTCAGTAAGACTCAAGTCAGAGGCGTTGATTGTCTTCAGCTGCTCCTCAGGAGTAGGCGCCTTGCTGAACTCCTGATCCAAGACCTGAGCCAAGGTAGGTTCGGCCATGTCACTGCTCCTGCGCCGCCAAGGCGTCTTTCATCCCTTGTGTGATAGCCCCCACCCTCATCCCATTGCTGTCAAGCAGGTACAGAGGGGTTCCCACCGGATTGTTTCGAATTATGTTGTTTGCGCGAGGGTCGGACGATCCGCCTATGTGCAGGGGGGTTCCCACCAGAGCCCTGATCTCATGTATGTCCGCAAGCTTTTGTGCCGCAGCTCGTCTGTTTTCTGCCGGCATGCCCGTGTTGCGATAGGTGGACAAGGCCGCTTCTTGGAATCCCTGCAGTGCGTCATCCAAGGCAAAAAGCCTTGTCTGGAAAGCAGCTGGGTTATCTATGACGGTTGCGTCAATGTCCAAATCTTTCAAAAGCTGTTCGCGCTCTGTGTTAGAGAAACGGTCTGTCCCGGCTTGGAACCCTGTCGTAAGGGCGTTTTTTACGGACTCAATGAACTGTCTACCCTGTGTGATGCTTCCAGCATCGGACGACGCTACCGTGTTCAAGATAGGAGTCTGGAAGACAAACGCCTTCAACGCAGGGATGGGGCCTACTGCGGTTGCTGCGTTAAACAAGGAAGGCATGCCCTCCTCGTAGTATGAGTCGGTGCGTGGAGCGACGGACAGCGGGTTTCTTTGCAGAAGGGTCTGCTCTTCACCTGCTTGCCCACCTGCTGCAGTAGTTTCAGTAGCTACAACCCCTTGCCCAGAAGGCATCCCTGCTGCCGCCAAGGCATCTTCCACAAAGGCAGGAAGGGTCGGCGTGATGCGCACAGGAAGTCCGGTAATTGGGTCGGTCTCAGTGCGCGGCTGCTGCAAAATGGAAACTGCCATCTCAAACTGAGCCTTTTCTTCAGGGGAGAGGAGGCCCTGTGCATACAGGTCATAGTCCTCCGTGACGAGAGCACGGGCGCGGCCCTCCATGGAGCTGCCAAACGCAGACGATGTAGAACCTGTGGGCGAGCGCGCCAATGAACTCATCAGCGAGCGTTGTTCTTTTGTCAGGTCCAAATTGGCCTCACGAATAGCCTGCACGTCCTTTTCAGCGGCCTGCAGTGCCGCGAGCCGCACGGCTTGATCCTGCTGCTGTTGGGCCGCGAGCCGCGCACCGATCTGGCCCGGCAACGCAGAAGCTGCTCCGGCAAGGCGCGCAGCTGCTGACCCGCGCAGGGGCTGACCCTGCGGACCGACGTTTCCAGCATACCCCAGCGCAGTCTGTGCGATGTCAAACAGCATTGCTGCACGCATGGAGTCCTTATCACCTGTCCCAAGAAGCTTTTCGTACATGGGCAGACGCTCCTGCATGCTTTGCTGCAGCGACGGCACGGCCATGGGAGTCTGGTTCATGAGGTCGGTAATATAGGCCTGAACCTCGTCGCGATATTGGGAGGCAACGTCATTAGAGAAAGGCGAATTAGAGACAGGGGTCACGCCTTCCTCATCGGACCCGTCCTGAAAATACTGCACGATGCCGCCTTTGTTCATTTGAAGCGGAACAGAGTCCCCTTGGGGGAGGGAAGCAATGCCCCCCGCAGGCATTGCTGGAGGAGCGCCAGCAGGCTGCATTTGTGGTGCCGCGGGGACGGGCGGCATGGGGGGCATTGCTTGACCGGGTGCGCCGCCAACAGGCAGTGAAGCAATTCCCTGACCTGCCAGAACAGGCTGCAGCAGGGCAAGCACTTCCATGGGAGTCTCTGCCGCTGCACGATAACCGACCATGTTGGCAAGCTCTTCTACTCGCGCATCTACAGAGCGCATGTCCCCGCGCAGGTTGTTCATGAGAATCTCAGGGGAATCGGGCGTGCGGCCCATCATCTTCCCGGCATCGATGTCGTCGCCCTCTTGCTCATCGTCTTCAAAGATGTCTTCCATGTCATCCATGAAGCCCTGCATGATGCCGACATTCTCGACCTCATCCGGCGACATGAACATCGGACGCTGTAGTACCTTGCTTTTCATGTGTGCTCCTTAGCTCGGGAAAAGGCCGATCTGTTTCGCGCCAGCGGCAGCGGACAGCCCTGCGATGCCAAGACCCAGTGCCGATTGTAGCGGACTTGCCGTCGGGGCGCTTTGCGAAGTCAGTGCCATTTGTGTGGACGGCGCACCGCGGTAGATGTCGCTCGCAAAGGCCAGCTGCTGGTACGGTGCCATCTGCTCCTGCAACTGCGTTGCACGGATCGCGTCCAGCTGTGCCTGCGCGTTCTGCTGTTCGATCTGACCAAGGCCCATGAGCAGGCCGGTGTCGGCCGCGCCCAATTGCTGTGTTGCTTGGCCCAAGGCGCCCATCTGTGTGCCCAAGGAGCCGATTTGCGAGCCAAGGCCTCCGAGCAGTGATGCACGCTGCAGGTCGATGCCTGCCTGCTGCCCGGTCAGTGCACCGATGCCCTGACCAAGCTGGCCGTACTGCATGGCCGCATTGCCCAGCGCCTGACTGGACGCCAGTTGACGACCCTGCTGTGCCTCGAAGCCCTGCATCGCGGCCTGCTGCGCCTGCAGATAATTCTGAGCGTAGTCTTGCATGATGCGCTGCTGCATCTGATCCTGCACGTTACGTTCGAACTCCGCGCGCTGCACGCCCTCGCGAGTACCGCCGAAAGCCCCGGAGCCCACGGCCTGTGCAGCCATGCCCTGCCGAGCGATATCGGCCTGACGGCGCATTTCCTGCAGGCCCTGCTGTGTGACAGCCTGCTGATAGGGGTTCATGTAAGCAGTAGCGGCATTCGGGTCATAGGCCTGCGCCGAGCCAAGAAGACCGCCGATGCCCTGCCCGAGGACAGGCATTGCCCGGCCAAGCACGTTCTGTGCCTCTTGGAACTGCGGGGCGGTCTGAACACCTCCTGTCAGCAAGGCACCGCGCTGGGCAAGGTCCATGCCCTGCGTCACGGCTTGAGAGGCGCCCTGAATATAGGGTTCAAAGGCGCCAACGCCCTGCTTGGCAAAGTCGATTGCCTGTACCTGCGTCGGAGACAGGCCAGCTGCCTCGGTGGCGGGGACAAACATCGGCTGCTGCGACAGCTGGCGGGCAGATTCAATCAGGCCGAGCTTGTACGCCTCGATCTCAGGAGCTTCTCGAACTATCTGACCTGTGTAGGTAATGTCAGCCATTGGCACGGCCCTCCAGTTTTCTCATGAGCGCATACATGCGCTTGGCGCCCTTGCGCCGTGATCCGTCGCCCATGGCACGCACGGCCTTGGCAGTGAAGACGAACTCACCGTCCGACAGCATTGCCGGAATGTCGTCCGAGGTTCCCGTCCCGGGGCCGGCAATATGCCCGTTCTTGCGGGGATACTGATCCAGCGCCATGATGCCGCCCTTTGCCACATACTGCGGGGCGCCGGCGCTGTACAGCCGATTGGCAGAGGTATAGGGGGCACTGGAGATAGTCTGAACCGGGCCAAGGGAAATCCCATAGCGCTCGGGATACTTCGCCAGTAGTTCGACTCCAGTGGTTCCCTGACCGCCTACCATGCCTTCAAAACCGGGAGGTATTTCAGAAGGCTGCTCTTCAAAGCCCCCTGTCAGTGCCATGATCCCAAGGCCGGTAGCCGCCAACGGGCCATACTGGCGCAGCAGCCCTGCATCCGGATTGGCCTCCAGAATCGCTTTCGGAGAAATGGCGTTGATTGCGCGGCTCATCAAGGAGGGTTCCGGCGTGGCGCCTACAGTGAACCCCTGCTGCGCAGGCTGCCCGAGGTAGTTGGCTGCCGTTGACGCAGGGACTCTTCCTCCCAACGCATCGAGGTTCACGGTTCCCGCAGGGGGTGTGACGGGAGCCATAGCCATTGCGGCCTGTGCCGGCAGAGGAGCGGGGGCCGCGGTCCGCGTTCCCATGTCCACTGTGAAGTCCAGTGGTGAGCGTGTCAGATTTGCAGGGGCTGTGGTCGCAGGGGCTGTGGTCGCAGGGGCTGTGGTCGCGGCAACAGGCTGTTCAAGGGCTGGCAATGCCGCCTCAGTAGTGCCTGCTGTGGCGGGAGCAGCAGTGCCTGCCTTGGGCACGGACTTGAACGCATCGGCGCCCTTGAACACGGCCGTGGTGGCACCTGCGGTCAGCCCTCCAATCGCACCTGCCTTGAGAGCGTCTTTGGCATTGCCGCCGGCAAGCAGGGTCGAGCCTGCGCTGCCTACAAAGCCGGACACGGCTGCGACCGCCGCAGGGGCAGTAGCGCCAATCAGGCCGGCTGCGGCCGGGCCAAGAAAGAACCCCAGTGCTACGGTCGTGACCAACTTGCCCACCGTGCTGCTGGCGAATTTCTTCACCGCCCTGCCAATGGACTTGAACATCTTCTTCAGGAAGAACTCAGGAGCCCCTGTCCGGGGGTTGATTGTGCCGCTGCCACCGTAGCGGCGCAGAATCTGGGCTTCAACGGGACTGATGTGGGCGAGCATGGTGTCGCCGTAGCGGCCGGCGGCCGCCATCTCGCGGGCCATCGGCTTCAGACTGGCAATGCCGCCTCTGGCGAAGCCCTGCGGAGGAGCCATGGTCCCCGGACCACGGAGCTCGTCCAGCGCCATGTTGAGCGCGGCGAACAGGCCTGCATCGAAGACCTCGGGCAGCAGCTCTTCGTCAACGCCCATGGCCATGTATTTCTGGCGAATGGCCGGGTAGTCCCCCGGATTGGCAAGCACCTCATCGACCATGGCATTGAGCATGTCGATGACCTCGGGGGCCACCTCCAATGCTGCCAATTCCCGCTTGAACTCGGCCACTGCAACAGGATCGGCCTGCTCGGCAGCGGACAGCATCTCGCTGTTGAACTCAGTAGGAGAGACCTGCTCACGCAGCTGCTCAAACGCAGCGAGCTGGTCAATGGAAGGTTCAACGGGGGCCATTTCGGGAGCGCCCATACCCGGCATCATAGGGTCGGCCATGAAGGATTCCTAAGTGTAGTTTAGGGCCTCACAGGGCCGCATGCGCAGGGCATGGATTGCGGTAATTATCAAGACTTTATCAAGACCTGTCCACTTCGAGATAGCTTAGATAGAAGTGACAGTCCGAAAGAAGCGACTCCACAGTCAATTCGTCCCCCTCAAGCAGCACACAGGGCACGCCATTAAACACGTCAAACGTGGTATTTGGGGGTATCGCATACGCCTTGAGCAGGAAATGCTCAGTCGCGCTCCCAGAGTCGTACTGGGAAACAGTGATCGTGGTTCGCGTGGCGTTGGCATTGGTCACCCGTAGGGACCGCAGGACGCCTGTGGTTGCGGCAGGCACCACGTACAAGTCGGTCTCGGTTGCGGCCGAGGGGATGATGTTTTTGCGTAGGTATTTGTTGGCCATGTTTTACACCAATGACGACACGTATTGCATCGTAACAATTGCAGAAGGCGTTGCAGGGCGCGTGGGCGAAGCCGCCGTCGGAAGCTGTTGGAGGGACACCTGAATGTCATCGGTATGCCACATGATCTCGATGAAGTCCCCCGGGTCCATGTCCAAGAAAAAGTTCAGCGCCGCGATCAAGTGCCCATCCACCCCGCCGTGACTGTTCGGAACAGAGAACCGGCTGTTGCTGCTCGCGATGTTCGTCCCGTTCTTGCGAAACCACACGTCCGTGTCGTGAATCTGCGTGTCGGTGTTAACGAACTGAAAGCTGAACTGCAGGTTATAGATGCCTGCGTAGTCCACTGTGACCTTGGACGGGAGCGTGCCTGTAATCGTCGTGCTGGCGACCTCTTGCGAAGTGTTCACCGTGTACGTACCAGTGCCACCACTGCCTGTGCCGTAGGCCGTGATCCGCGTGCCTGCGGTCACGCCAGTGCCCGTGAGCTGCATCCCAAGCTCAATCGTGCCGGAGGTGACTGCCGTTACATTGAGCACGGTGCCCGCGCCGGGGGGTGTTCCGTCGTTGATCGTGCCGGTGAAAACAGCCGTACGGTCACTTATGTAGATGCCGTTTGTGTAGTCAGTGGTGTTCAGCCGAACTGCGTAGGCAGCGGTAGTGGCCCCTGCAATCTGATCAGTATCGTCTTGAAACGCGCCATAGGCCAACAGGATTCCCTGCGTGCCGGACTGCCCTGCGCGGCCCACGGTGCCGTCAAACCACGACTGCGCCCCCGCAGTGTCCTGATCCACCACAGAGCCGTAGCTGCTGTTAAGCAGAAGAATCACCTGTTCCAGCGAGCGCACCAGCTGGTTGAACTGCTCCGGGCTGTAGGCCGCCGAGGCGTTGGGCAGACGGACGTTATTGATCTTGCTCATCGCAGACCATCCGGTTGGATATCGACACGCAGCGTTCCGAAGCGCCAGAACGAATTCAGCTCGTCGTTCTCAATGCGCAGGGATATCTGTCGCCCACGGGCGCGGGTGTCCACCTTTTCAGTGGTCGGCGTGATGACATACGGGTCCAAGGAACTCGGGCTGGCAGTGGCCTGCGGATAGGGGCGCAACAACAGGCGTATGGTCAGGTCGCCTACCTGATTCTTGAAGTCGGGAATGAAGCGCTTCATGTACAGCATGTTGTCGCCATCCCCGATGTCAAAGTAGCCGGACACCAGATAGTTGGGCATCGATACGCCGTTGTCGTTCGTGCCAGACTCCTGCTGGTACACAATCGCCCGACCGGCAGTCAGTCCGTAGATGGTGCTGATCGTGCTCTGCGTTCCTTCCGGGTAGTACTTCGTGGCCACCGGCTTGGGGTACGCGCTCAGATCCACCCATGCCGTGCGGGCCATGGTGCCAATCGACCAGACGTTTTCGAGGTAATTGAAGCTCACATAACGGTCGATGTAGTCGCTGGTGAACGAGCAGTACCACCACGTCACCTCGTTGAACTGGCTGTTCAGACCCACATGAACCTTGGTCTTCTGCACCTGATTGAGGTCCTTGAACACGTAGTCCTGCACCGTACAGGAGAGCTTCTTGACGGTACCGTCGAACACGTAGAAGGCCTCGGTGCCCATCCAGAACGTCACGCCATTGACATCCACAGCCGCGTGGGGCCCGATACAGCCGCAGTTGGCGCCCAGCTGCTGGAAGCCGAAGGTGAACGGCGGCCCAAGGAACTGCTGGCCGTGCAGTGAGGTGTCGGTGAAGATCAGGATCTGGCCGCGCGAGCGCACTGCCGTGACGATCTGGTTGCCGTCCGTGAGCCGTTGACCGCCGGCCGTGTTGGTCGCGCTCTCGACGAACTGCGTGATGTCCTCCTGATTGGAGAACCGCACGAACATCGGATCCTGTGAGGACGGTGTGCCAATGACGGATTCCGTGCCGAAGCAGACAAGGTGCCTGTCAGGCGTGGAGACCAGCGCGTACTTGCTCTTGGTCGGAGCGCCCGAGAGCACCGTTGCGCGGGCCGATGTTCCTGCTGACAGGTCCCAGTAATACGCCGGGCCGTCTACCAGCTGGCAGACCACGTCCTCGCCGTAGTTGTCAAACTGCCAGACGCGGGACTCCAGTGCAGGGGTGGTGCCTGCGGTACGTGGCGTGCCCCATGTGCTCTGGCCCCATGTGCCGGTGCCCCAGCCGAAGTCGAAGTAGTTGACATCAGATCCGACGGAAATCTGGTAAGCGCCGATCACAGAGGCGCCGCCGTTGCCTGAATCACTGGCGTTGGCCGCCACAGGCGCCGTGATGGTGTACGCATTGGCGCTGACAATGGAGGTGATTTCGTACTCAGAGTTCAGGATGGCAGCGGTGATGTTGCCGCCCAGCGCTACTGCCCCACTGAAGGTAACAAAATCGCCCAACTCGGCCCCGTGGCCCGTGTCGGTCACCATGATGGTGGCCGAGCCGTCGGTCGCGGCAAAGGTGACTGCACCTGCCGTGGTAGTGTCCCGCAGTGGGGTGATGTCAAACCACAGGCTGCCCGTGGAAACGTAGAGCTTTTTGGTGGTGCCCACCATGACGTAGGGAATGCCAGACAGGCTCGTCCACGTAAACACCTCGCTGGGCATGCCCACGAGGTAGGTATCTTGGCCCTCGAAGCCTTCCCAGCCGCCTATTTTCTCAGGCAGGCCGTAACGGAAACGGATGTTGTCCCCGTCCGTGTAGCCGCCCTCGGCACCGTACTCAGTGTTTTGCTTGTCGATGCCCGGCTTGATGTTGAGGCGAAAATAGGCCATCGGTGATTAACCCTCGGATAAGAACAGCGCCCGTTCCGCTTCTCTGCGCCTTTCAAGTCCTCTTAAAACAACGCCATTTGACTTGCGCCACTTGAGAAACTCGTCTGCCGCGCCAGAGTAGTCCCCGCGATTGTACCTCATCCGCAAAGTTGACGCCTGAAGATTTCCTAGCCCCACATTGAACGCAAAGCTGACCAGCGCTGCAAAATGGCGGTCATTATCAGCAGAAGCAGGACATAATCGTAATATCCCAGCCTCAAAGCGATGTAAATCCTCCGCAAGAAGCGCATCAATTTCGTCAGCATCCCAGACCCTATTATGCTCAGGCTTGACTGGATAAGAGGCTCTTTCGTCGGCTTTAAGCCTTGCTTGCTCAGGGTAAAGAACATGGCCGTAACCTACCGTCCAAAGTTTCGCTGGGCATAAATAGGGGGTGTTATGGCACCCCTCAAACGCTTTTATCAAATCGCTCATTTCTTGGAGAAAGCCTGTGACCCGAACCAAAACGCGATAATCGCGGCCAATATGCTCATCTCATCGTCCGAAAAAACCTGATTCATTGCATCTGCAAACGCTACTCCGGTTGAATATGCGTACCAGATTCCCGCAACATCAACGGTAATCAAAAGGCCAACAAACAGATATGTGACCACGGGTCTCACACTGGCGCGAAGGTTGATCACCCAAGTGCTGGCCCCTTCGCCAATCTTCATGTCGTGCTTCCACATCGCCAACTTCTCTTGGGCTTGTGTCTGCATGGCAATCTGCTCGGTCTTAATTTCTTCGACTTTGGCCTGTGCAATATAACCCTCTTTCGCCAGAGCAATCTCGCGCTCACGCTGCATAGCCATCAATGCCAGCTCGTGTTTCTTGTCGCCACGGTCTTGGAAAAAGTCGAGAACCTTTGGCAGACCGCCGGAAGCGAAGCCCAGCAGCGTGGAAAGTAGGGTCATCATACTTACATCCTCATAATCACTATTGCAGCCACAATCGGTATCGCCACTATCAGCGCAATGAGCGCAATGGCGACGGCGTTCAATATCAGTTTCTTGATTTTCCTTGCTCGAGCATCAACTGCTCTTTTGCGGGCGTCACGAATACTGTTGCGGTCTTTAATCATGTCCCGATACGCATCTACCCCGAATCGGTAAACAATCATCTCTCTTAGCTCACGCTCTTGCTGCTCAATTTTCTTGCGACGCATCAGGTTCTCAATCGCTTCCTGCTCAACCGAAGACCTAGCAAACATCTTTTTAAAAAGAGGTGGGTCAGAAGCTTCTTCGTCGGCGGCTTTTACGTCAGCAATCGCACCGAACCACGTTCCCAGTTGCCCGCCCATGTCCTCCAGCTCACGGCCTACCTCGATGCCTTTTTTAAGGACATTGTATGCCGAGGTGGCAATCGCCATGGCCGAGACAGGATCGAGCATGGTTACTCACCATTGCCGTTGATCTTGTTCCACCCACCGAGCATAAGCAGGCCGAGAACGAAAATAGTCCCTGCCCTAGCAATGGTCTGCCAGATAGTTTTTTTAATGCCGCGCCAGTCGGTAATCAGTGAGCGAAGGTCACGAACATCCGTCCCAGCGTCATCATCGTGCAGCCCGACCTCTTTCAAAGCCGACTTCATTTCCTCGCGGACGATTTGACGTAAAGCGATCTCATCTATGTTCACGGGTCATCACCTCTACTGGCATTTCTACGACTGTTAACCGGCTTTTGAACGCCTTGGCGTGTATCTCCTTGGCGTGGTCAACCGTCGGCTTGCTGAAATTGATAATCCGGTAATCGTATCGCTTCGGTGGAACGAAGATTGAGTTGGTATCCTTGTATCGGCTGGAGGAAATTGTATCCATCCAGACCACGAAGTCAGCATCAAACGCCGCCCGAGTTTCTTCTGTCGGGCAGACAAAATCTGCTATCACCGCCTCGCCCCAGCGGGAGGACAGGTTACAAAGATGCCCCATCCTGCGAGCCTGCTCAATTCTGTCTTCAGGACTAAAACCAAGGTCTTTGTTGATGTTCTCACGAATGTCGTCGGCATTGAAATGGGTACAGCGCAGGCGCTCTGCCAGCACTCTTGCAAGAGTAGTTTTACCGCTACCCGGCAGGCCCATGATTAGTATTTTCACAGCGCGTCTAGTTCTTCGTGCGTGGTGATTGCAGCGAGTGCAGTTGTCTTGGTTTCAAACTCTACGCGGGCAGCGTCAACCACGGCAGCGTCGTACTGGGTAGTGGGGAACTCGTCTACCTCTTTACGCATCTCGTCGTTTACAACCTGCTGGAAGGCTGTTTTGTAGCGTGAGGCATACTGGCCCTTGCGCTCATCGACGCTGATCTCACGCACGCCCCAGACAATCTCTACGGGGTCTTTGGTCAGATCAAAGCTGTGTTCAGTGTACTGCTGACGGCTGGTCAGAACAGGGCGAACTTCAATGGCAGACTTCCAGCCAGACTCACCGGCAGGCGGCTGCGTGTCCCAGACCTGAGTTACTTCATTGTTTGCTATTTTGACAAATAAATTACTCATTTTACCCTCCTCAATACTTGCTTCTCGCTAAGACGTTCTTTAATGCGCTCAAACGGAGCCGTCCAGTCACCGAACACTTCTTGCCGCATGAGCTTCATGGTGTCGTAGTAGGGGCAGGTCTCTCCTTCAAGGGCGTACAGGAAGTACGGCATCACCGGAGTCACGACCCACGTCTCCACGCCCATCGCAGCCGACAAGTGGCTCACCGAAGTACACGCAGAGATCACCAAATCACACGATGCCGCAGCAGCGCGGGTATCTTCCCAGCTATTCAGCGGAACCTGCTTCACCCATGACGGGCAGAAGTCTGCACCCTCATCACGTTGCAGGGAAATGAACTCCGCATCTGCGTCCTTCACGGCATCAAACATCAGGTCATAGGGAAACTTCTTCTGGTGCTCGTTCTCGAACGCCATCTGCCCCTGCCAGCGCAGCCCTATGCGTTTCTTGCGGCCCCTGATTACTTTGGGCTTGGTCAGGTAAGGCTTACCACTCAAGTCGTTCAGTTCAAAGCCCAGAGGCACTACGGCGCTCATGCCCTGAACAAAGTAGTCGTGGTAGATACCGAACGAGGCTTCGTGCTGGATGACAGCGGAGACGCCCTCTACACCAACGAACAGGGATGCAAGAGGCCCAGTGCAGGACACAATGACTTTGCACCCACGATCTGCGATTGCTTTGGCGTACCTGACTTGATGTATCTGATCGCCAAGACCGCCTTCGAGGTAGAGCATAACGATGCCCTTGCTCTTGCCATCCCAAGGCGCGGTCGGTACATCAGGGCGCTTGTTGCCAAACACTCCCACGATGCGACCACGATCCATCAGCTGATAGCCTTTCTGCAGCTTGCCCTGACGGAGCATGTACCAGCCCCGGTTGTAGGCAGCTCGGTGGTTGTCAGGCTCGTCGGCTTCTAGTTTCTGGCACAGTCTCCAGCCCTCGGCAAAGTCGCCCATGCGGCTGGCGGCAAGTTGCAGATCAAGGTCGTGCAACTCAGGGACGGTGCGCGGGCGATCAAGCCAGAACTCAGGCTGGCAGAACATTGAATAGTGGTGCTTCAATAAATCCTTGGGGTTGTCGCTGTGCTGTTTTTGCAGGACGGGCTTGATGTCGTGCATGCCTTCGTAGCCGTGCAAGTTCTCGTCGTCCTCTTTTACCGAGGAGCCGTCGATGTTGCTGAAGTCATAGTCGAACGCGGGCAGGTCGAGGAACGTGTGAATCCGATCCAGCTGCGCCTTGGCGTCGGCAAGAAGGTCTTCGTACTCCACGAACAGGAAGCACTCGGGGTCGTACTCGTAGCCCTGCTGCAGTGAGATATAGGCGGCTTTCAGGTGATCCGCAAGCTGCCCGGAGTACATGAACTCTTCTAGGCTCTCAGGCTTGGCTACCCGCACGAAGGACGCCATGCAGTCAGGTACAGAGCGTACAGTGGCGATAATCTTGGGCTTGTGCCCCAGCACCTGCCCCATTGCTTGCATGATGACCGGGATCGGCCACCCACGACCCTTGTCAATTACCACAGGCTTGTCGGTCTCTCCATAGAACGCATCAATCATCCCGCGCATGGTCTGAGCGAGCTTGGTGCGGTCCTTGTCGTTCTCGTTCAACAGCCCGGCTTGGTGCCATGTCGTTGCCAGCCCGTCCAGCGCGTGAACCAGCCCTGACGTAGTGGAAACGTGCGTCTGTGGGTTCTGGTTAAGTATCGCCGCCAGCACAGTTGAGCCGGAACGGGGGATACCTGAGAGAAAGTGAAGGGTTTTGTTCATATAACCTACTAAGAGTTTAATACGCCCATTGTAAAATACCTCCCCGCAGCCGTTTGAAGCCATGTAGTAAGAGCGCCAACTTGCTTCGGGCTCGAGTAGTAGGTGGTGTTATTTAACCCAAGCTGGCCTGCGTTGTTGGCTCCCCAAACCCACAGTGCCTTGCCGGATGTAATAGCAGTGGTATAAAACACCCCGCAAGCAGCCTTCTGCCACGTAGTTAGCGCACCTACTTGCACTGGGCTAGAGTAGTTTGTCGTGTTGCCCCTACCTAATTGCCCTTCGTTGTTTCGCCCCCAACTCCAAAGGGTGCCGTCAGTCTTTATTGCAATGGAGTGTATGCCTCCAGAACTCGGGGTAGCCCATGCAGTCAACGCGCCTATTTGTTTAGGGCTTGCGTACTGGTTTATGTTTCCTAGCCCTAACGCCCCTGAGTTGCCAGACCCCCAACTCCAAATGGTGCCGTCTGTTTTTACCGCAATAGAGTGGTCATACCCACACGAAATATCTTGCCAGTTTGTTAATGCTCCGATTTGGATAGGGCTGTTCCTTGTAACTGTGGTGGTGTTATCCCCCCGCTGCCCGGAGTTGCCTTGACCCCACGACCATGCTGTTCCGTCAGTTTTTATGGCGATTGAGAAATTACCCCCACAACTTATTTTTGCCCAAGTAGTAAGCGCTCCAATTTGTACGGGGCTAGAATAATATGTTACGTTTCCAGTCCCAAGTTGTCCGTATTCGTTTCTACCCCATGACCACATGGTGCCGTCTGTTTTTATTGCAATTGCGTGCCATCCTCCCAAGGCGCAACTTACTCTTGCCCACGTAGTAAGTGCACCAATTTGCTTAGGTGAGGAGTAGTTAGTAGTGTTCCCCAACCCTAGCTGGCCGTATTCGCTTCTCCCCCACGCCCACATGGTGCCGTCAGACTTGACCGCGCAAGTAAACTGAGAGCCTGCAGAAACTTGATACCATGTAGTTAAGGTTCCAACTTGCTTAGGGCTGGAAAAATAACCTATCACTCCTAGTTGACCGTAGGTGTTGTTACCCCACGCATAAAGTGCGGGGCCGCCAGCAGAAAAACTGGCTAGTAGCCCTTGAAGAATACCGCTCATATCAAGTCAACCCCACTCCAGAAATGATCCATTCCGTCGAAGTCACCTTCACCGCTGTGGCTACACCATTCGCTGCAAGTGTGCGTGATCCGGTAGTACCAGCCCCTGCAAGACGCATCGTGTCGGTGGTGATAGCAATCGTAATCACACCCGCGCCGTTCTGGTTGATGAACGTGACCGCTGTGCCGACAGGGAAGGCCACGGAACCGTTGGCAGGAATCGTGAACGTCCTTGCCGTAGTGTCCGCAGAGGGGTGGAAGATTTGCTTGCCAGCATCCGTCAAAACGAGCGTATAGGCGGCTGACTGCGAAACTTGGGGAATGTTCAGATAGCCCAGCGTTTCATTACTGCCGGGGTCAGGCAGTGTCAGGGTTCGACTTGCGGACAGCGTGGCTGGAGTCAATGTGATTGCATAACTGCTTGTGCCACCTGCTCGACCAGCAACTACTACGGCATCCTGTGTTGAGGCCGCTTCAGATCGGATTGCGTTTGCTGCGCGAAAGGTTTGTGCTGCGGTAAATGTCTGTGCAGTGCCAAGGACGGATATAGTATCAGTGGCATCAGGGAGCGTCAGCGTGCGCGATGCCGTCAGTGTTGTTGGGGTCATCGTTACACGATAAGAGGACGAACCTCCTGCACGCCCAGCAAGAATAATGCCGTCCTGCGTTGAAGTGGCGGTGCCGAAGGTCTGACCTGTGGCGTTGTAGAACGTATTTGCCCCGGTGAAGGCGTTATTACCCGAAAGCGTAACCCCTGCTGCCGGGGTTGTTGACTGCCACGTTGTACCATTTGATGTCAGGACGTTACCGTTCGTGCCGGGTGCTACAAACTGAACGGCAGAACCGCCGTTACCGAGGATCACGTTGTTGGCAGTGAGCGTGGTTGCGCCTGTACCACCGTTGCCGACAGGTAGTGTGCCTGTAACACCAGAAGCCAAGCTCACCGTGGGGTTTGCCAGCGTTACTGCTGCGCCGCCGCCCGCACCGTCAGTTACTATCATCGCCTTTGTGCCCGTAGCGATGGTTACCGAGCTGCCTGAGCCTTGCGAGATCGTAATCGACTGACCGCCTGTGGTGGCGTTCTCGATGATCCAGACCTTGCTGACCGTGTTGGGGGCCAGAGTCACCGTGCGCGTAGCAGACAAAGACACAGCGGAGGTGAGCTTGAGGTACATGGCCCGCACGCCGTCGGCGGTGCCGTCGGTCATGGTGAACGTCTCGTCCGCATTGGCGGCCAGCTGCTCGGTGCTGTAGCCAAACGCATCGGCAATCAGCTCAAGGTTGGTGTTGGTGCTCGTCCCCCAAGTGCCGGACTCGTCGCCTGTTGCGATCTCTTTCAATCGCAGGTTGTTCACATAGGTCGCCATAAAATATTCCTCAAGCCGCCACGTCTACCTCGACCCAGTTCGGGGTCTGAGCGTCATTTACTTCAATCCAATTCGCGTTCTGCGCATCGTTGACTTCCGTCCACCCGCGTATCCTAACCTGTCCTACTGCACCAACACCCTGCACGCCTACGGGGATTACTAAATCGCTTATCTTAAATGATACAGTACCAACAGCCCCGCTACAAAAAACTCCTGTAGGTATTACAGTCTTACCTATACCTGTGCTTACGTTGTCTACTGCCCCAGTGCCTTGCACCCCAGTAACTTGGACAAACGCGTCGTATACGAGAGCTACGTCCCCTATTGCACCTTGTCCACTTACCCCTACAGGAACAACGCTGGAGTTTATAGACAGCGTTGGAGTGCCGACCTCTCCGGTACCGGATACCCCTACTGGAACTATAGTTTTACCAAACGAAAGAACTACGTCCCCTACAGCGCCAGTACCAGAAACGCCAGTGACTTCAACCAAGAGCCCTGCACGAACAGTGACGTCACCAACTGCACCTTGTCCACTTACGCCGACGGGTGTAGCAGTGTTTACTACAGAAGCAGCACCAACCTCGCCAGTGCCTTGAACCCCTGTAGGGGTCAGCGCAATCAAAGGTAGCGGAGTAGATACTGCGCCAGTCCCAAAAACTCCTTGGACAGCAAACGTCACGTCAAACGTAACACTACCAACTGCACCAGTGCCTTCAACCCCAGTAACGGCAATCGAACGATTTACGGCTGTTGTAACAATGCCAACTTGGCCCTGTCCCGCAACGGAAACAGAGCCGGTACCAAAAGGAAGCTCTCCCCATCCGGCGCGTCCCCATCCCCCCAAAGGAACTACAACAGCTCCAGTTACTTGGATAGATACATCGCCTGCCGCACCGGTACCGGAAACTCCAGTAACTGCGACCGTAACAGCGCCCCCAGAGGTAGGTAGGGATGCAAAAGGTACCTCTGAAAAGCTACTGAACCCGAACATTTAAAGTCCTGTTGGGGGGTTGGGCCACACTACAGAAAAAGGAAATCCCGCTTGCTGGGGAACATCTCTCAACGCCTGCCTATACGAAGCCCAAGAAGTTTGATTGACGGTAGCGTCCGGTATCTGCGTCCAGTCTGATGCTCGTAATTTATCGTCGCGCCGCTCTCTTACATTCTGAGAGGCAGTTTCCACTGGTAGGTGTGTTACCTCCCATACCTGTTGGTACTTACCTTCGTTACGAACTACAGTATACGTTGCCCGACTTGTTGCCAAATCTACTTCGGGAGGCGGCGTTTCTGAAACTACCGCTACACCAAACTCATCTAGCACGGCTTGGGTAATAGTCGAAGGGAACGAAGTGTGGGGGTAATCTCGTTGTAGATCAACTAAGTAGTAAGGAGCTTTGATAGACCCATCTGCCAATAGCTTTGCGTACATAATAAAAACCCTTACAGCGAAAATTGATACACCAACGTGGCCGCAGCTATAAACAGCCTAGACCCTATGTCATTAAACGCAATCCCCGCTGCTGAAGCAGGACCAGAAGGCTCAAACGCAAAACTCTGACCCGAATAACTTGCTGTACTAACATCCCACGGTGTGGCGAGTCCGTATTGATACAGTTTAAGCGTACCCCCCCCAACGTACATCACGGTGCCGTCCGGTTTAAAAAACAGCGAAGTCGGGAGTGTTTCCTGAGTTGCCACTGAAAACACTTGCACATAACTGGCTGTACTTATGTCCCACGCCGTAGAGAGATTATATTCGTTGACATTATCTCCTACAGAACCCATAACGTACATTTTTGTGCCGTCAGCTTTGAACTGAAGCGCAGTTGGTGCGCCCTCTTGTGTTGCCACAGAAAAACCTTGGCTGTACGTAGCAGTGCTTACATCCCATGCAGTAGCTAATGTGTATTCCCGTACAGTGTCATTTGTTTGCCCCACCATGTACATCTTTAGTCCGTCCGGCTTGAAAAACAACCCGGTGGGGACAGTATCCTGTGAAGCCACAGAAACACTACGTACATAGGTAGACGTAGTTATATCCCACGGTGTTGATAGGCTGTATTCGTACACTGCGTCATTGCTGGTTGCCACGCGATACAAAACTGTTCCATCTGGCTTGAACGAAATTGCTCGCCCCCCACTGGACTGCGAACCAGTAGACATTGAGGTAGGAACTTTGGCTGAACCTATGTTCCACGCAGTGGTAAGCAAAAACCTAGATACGGTATCAAACTCAGTTCCCACTACATATAACTGAGTACCGTCAGTAGAAAACGAAAGTCCGCTAGGCGACCCTTCAGCTGAAGCTATAGAAAGAGTCCTGATATAACTGGCCGTACTTATATTCCATGCGGTACCCAGAGAGTACTGATACACACTAAGGTTAATCGAACCAACTACATACATCCCTAGCCCATCAGAAGTAAAAAACAACCCCTCCGGATTGGTATCTTGCGCAGATACCGAAAACACTTGCACGTAACTAGCTGTGCTTATATCCCATGCGGTAGATAATGTGTACTCATTAACGTCGTTCCCTGAGTTCCCCAAAACATACATCTTTGTACCGTCGGGTTTGAAGAAAACGTCAGTCGGGGTAGTGTCTTGTGTTGCTACAGAAAAACTTCTTACATAACTTGCAGTACTTATATTCCATGCGGTACCTAGAGAATACTGGTACACATTGTCGTTAGTTTGCCCGACCACATACATACCCAACCCATCGGATGTAAAAAACAATCCTTGCGGAATAGTATCTTGTGAAGCTACTGAAAATAATTGAACGAAACTAGCTGTCTGTATATCCCACGCAGAAGAAAGAGTGTACTCATTAACTTCGTCCCCCCCACTTCCTACTATGTACATTTTTGTACCGTCAGGCTTAAAAAATAACCCTTGGGGAATACCCTCTTGCGAAGTAACAGAAAACTGCTGTACATATAAATCTGAGTAGGAAGCTAAACTCCAAGTAGCTGGCTGCTGCGTAACGCTAAGTAGTTTCCCGGTAAGCATTACGCATCACCGACCCTAGCGCCGTAAAGCGTGGTGCTTACTTTCCAAAGTTGGACTATCGTATACCCTGTAGTTTGTAAAGTGGGGGCGACTCCCCCGTCTGTCTTCCAAGTTACGCTAGGCCATGTAATGGTGTACGCACTACCATCGTCAATCATCAATGACATGGATTGCCCAGAAGCAAACGAAGATGCCGTAGGTGATCGGTTTGCCCCCAACGTCCATAATTGGATAGTTCCGTTAGCTGGATTTAAATCAACCGAAGCACCGTCAGAAATAGTAAATACGTCTTCAGTGTAATTACCGTCAAACACTAGGTTTGTAATTGTTTTACCCGAAAGAGTTTGCGTGGCGTCAGTAGCGACAGCGCGTTCCGCCGGATAAGTTACAAAAACATCTTTGGAGTTAGAGGAAAAAGAAACCGCACTTCCACCGCTACTAGACTCAAGGACCGTATCCCTAGAAAGGGTCGTACCGCTAGCCGTATAGGTACCAATACCTATTTCCCACGTATTGGCCGTCCCATCAACAATTGCATAATAGGTAGTGTTACTGTCGCCGATTACGGAAAAAGACTGATACCCCGCTACGGCTCCGGCCAGCGTAAGCGTGCCTGTACCCGCCGTAGTCGAGGTCTCTTTTACTCTGTCTTTAAGAACCAGCGCCATAACTTACCTCACGCAATACGAATGATCGCCGTAGCTGCAGCTGCTGCAGGGAACTGAATCTGGAAGTCACCGGAACTCACAGTCTGATCTCCACCAAAGCTCAACACCGCACACGCAGAGTTTGAGTTGTTGGTGTTATAGATCATCGCCCCACAAGTAGTGAACGACGCGCTGGACCACGTAGTATCAGCAAAGTCAGTGATCGCAGTGGTGCCGTCAGAAGTCGGAGTGACGTTGGTAAGCGTGTTACCACCAGCCGTGTAGCCGGTGCCGCTGGCCTCGTCGCTGTTGCCGGTGATGTTGGAATAGTTGGTGCTCGCAGCGCCATAAGTGCCGCTACCTGCAGAAGCAGATTTCAGCAAAGCGATCTTAAATGTATCGCCAGTAGACGCCGTAAAGTCGTGCAAACCCTTGAGCAACTCAACTTTGAAGCTGGTGGGCATTGCGGTAGTGACGGTAATAGCCATGTTAACTCTCCAGTAATTTCACAAGTTCCGGGTGCCCAGCGGCGCGGAAACGGTTTGCCAACGTAGTGTGGTTAGACCTCACGGCCTGTCGCATGTAGTGAACTAGCACCCCACGTATTTCATTTTTGAACGCCTCAGCCTGATCACGGATGACAGGGTGACTGTTACCGCCAACTGAGATGATCTTGTTAAGCGCCTGCTCGGCCACTTCTTCCGGGGTAAAACCACGGCCAGAGACCAACATGGCTTTTACTTCCCCCAGCTCCGCACCGCCAATAGTACTGATCATGTTTTATGGCCCCGGTGATTCTGATTTTACAGGCAGGCGAATCATGCCGTCACGGTACTCGTCACGGCGACGGCGACCCTGCTGCTCGATACCCAGACCCTGAATCGCTTGCTGGTAACTTGCCGTGAAGAAATTCAGCATCTCTGTCGGGCCCTTCGTGTAGCTGTAGGCCTGAATCAGGCAGGCATACAGGAGGGCCTCGGGAGCATTGTTGCTGATCCACGTGGTCGGATTGGTCGAGGACAGCTGCGCCGGCCGATAGATGTAGCCCAGCTCCACTGAGTAATTGCTGTTCGGCGTCGGCGCCACGTAGAAGGTATTCTGGTCCCAGACCGAGTAGTACTTCGGCACGCCTGTCTCAGAGCCGTCTGCCCAGTACTCCTTCATGAACGACGTGTCTCGGAAGTCCAAGAATATCTGATCCCCAGAGTTCGTGATCATCATGTACCGATGAGTCAAGATGTCACTCGGGGCGCTCAGGAACTTGTTGCCACTGGTCATCGTGCCCGTGGATTCTTTTTTGAACACGTCCAGATCAATGTCCCGCAGGATCCGGTTCTCGGCCATGGTGATGAACGTGTTGATCACCGCGTTGGTGAACACGTTGCTGTCGACCTCGGTGTAGTTCCGAATATTTGTAACCAGCTCGTCGTATGTCATCAGGTTATCACTATGGTCACACGGCCTACTTGACCCACTCCCAGAACAGCATTCTGCTGCGGGAATGGCCTCATGTTCACGGTATTGGTGGCGCTGCCGATGCTCTGGAATGCAGAGTCAGCAGGGACTCCCAAGTACACTACCACGGGTTCAATTCTATCAGGTCTGGGATCTCTTAGGGCTATCGCGTCACCGCGGTAGTTCAAGGGATCCAGCTGGGGCTCTTTCGGCTCGTAGTCTTCAGGACACACCATGAAGCCACGCCAGTTCTTGCGCAGAACTTGATAGGGGTAGCGCTGGCCACAGTAGTCACAAAGGCCGAAGGAGAACTTGCCTGTTGCAAATGCCATCTCACCCCCCGAAGTCTGGAACAAGATGAATGCTTGCGGTGTCCCTGTCCTCTAGTGCGGCACGCTGGAAATCTTCTTCGTACAACTGCTTGAGGCCCGCGGTTCGCTCTGGTGCAAACTTCAAGGAAAGCATATATGCCAACCCCGACACAAGGCACGGCAAAAACCGGAAGTTGACATCCGCCGTGTTGGTGTAACCACCGGCATCTTGAATTCGACGAATCCTGTAGTAGACGAACGTATAAGGCTGATCGGCAGCAGGGTACAAGAACACTTTTGTGGGGTTGGCCCGCTGAACGTAGTACTGCGCCGGACGGGCCTGCGTCAGCTTGTCAGGGAGCTCCAAATAATCCTCGCGGCTTATGCGGTCCACGGTGATGTCTGTCTGCTGGCCTTGTTGCGTCAATCGAATAACCGCAGACAAGACGTTGACCGTGTCCGTCGGCAGCGTCAGCTCACGGCTGCCCTGCACCAGCGCATACGTGGCTTCCTCGATGGTCCAGAGGTTTAAGCCCCTGTTGGCCCAGTCAAGAAACAGCAAATTCAAGGAACGACGGGCAGAGGTGAGCTGGTAGCCAGAGGTCATCCTCATGCCACACCGCTCAAACGATTCCTCAACAAGATCATCTATGTTGAGATTGAAGTCCGTCGTTCCTGAAGTTGCCATCAGTCACACGCCATGCCGCCTTTGCGGTACTTCTTGGCCATGCCGCCGCCCATCATGCCCATCGCCATCTTCTTGTGCTGATTGATGGCCATGCCACCCTTCTTCATCATGACAGGGCCTGTCTTTCGGCTGGTTTCGGAAACCATGCGGTTTTTCGGGCCACTTTCAACGCAACCGCCGCCTTTGGTAGCGGCACCCATTCCACGTCCAGCCATTTTACTTACCTCTTGTCTTCATAGCGCGGCCCTTAACGTCCGCAGTTTTACGCTTCACGGCACGGCCCATGTCGTCCGAGGCCATGCCGCCCTTCTTCATCTTGCCTACGCCGTCAGCAGCGAAAGCAGGAACCTTCTTGCCATTCTTCTCGACCATCTTCATCTTGTTCTTCATGACTTGCTCCTGTAGCTACGCACTTTACTTGCGATCTTTTTAGGCTGCTTCGAAAACTGCTTTCCCTTGCTGGTGTCTTCCCGCTTCTTGCGAGAAGTGGCTGCATATTCCGCCGGGGTCAGGGCATTGATGGCGGCCTCCGGAAGGTACCGCTCCCCGGTCTTGCTCGATGGCTTTCCAGACTTGGTGCGCCACTTTTGGTCAGTCCATTGCTTCAATGACTGCTGCGTCTTCTTCATCAGTCTCGGTAGCCTCCTCCGGCTTCCTTGTACTTCTTGGCCAGCAGCTGTGCCTTACGGGCGCTCCACTGTCCTGCGCGGGTGCCTTGAACAGCTTGCCCCTTGATCTGGTTGAAGAGGCGCTCCCGAAGCGCAGGCTTCGTGTAGTTGCCTGCCGCGTTGACCTTGGACTTTTGGGGAGCGGCCTTCTTCATCAACATTTCCACCTGCGCCGCGCCTGCCGAAGCCTGCTGTTGGGGTCTTTTGCTGCTTCTGGGAAATCACGCATCTGACCAGCAGAGCGCGCGCAGAATGACTTGCGGCGCTTGGCGCGAGCAGGGGATGGGTTGTCTTCAGTCACCGCTGTCTTGAGCTTGCTTCCGGGGTTGGCCTTGCGGTACGCCGCCACGCCCTTCTCCGTCATGCCTGCCCCAGACTTGGTCGGGCGGAAATTACCGCTCTTGACCGAGGTCTTGATGCCCATGCCCTTGCTTTTGGTTGCCATTAGGCAGCCGCTCCGCCTTCAAACAGCAGGGTCACACTGGTTACTTCAACACTGCTGACATCAATGAACACCCCGTCTTCAAACAGGATGCCCATGTCTGGGATGATGATGTCGTACGCACCGGCGGCTGCCGGAGTCGTAACTGTCATCTTGCCTGTGCCTGCTGACGTGGTGCCGTCTTTCAAGACGAAAGACGCTGCCGTGTTGGTGCAGGTGAAGTACACCCCCACCACCCGAGTGCGCCCAACCACAGCAGACGCATCTGCCGTCTTGGTCACCGATTGGATATTACTGAAGCTCATGGCTCCCCCTATCGGGTCTGCGCGCCGAAGATGTAGTCAAGGGTAGTGGCACGGGTGCCCGTGGCGCTGCCCGAAACACTCATTGCGGCCAGTGCCAGATTTTCATCATCCGGGATGTCGGTCAGGTGCGTTGCGACCAGCTTGCCGTTGATGAAGAACTGAACGCTTCCCGTTCCGGTGGCCGCAAATCCAAGCACCACATAGGTGTTGTCTTCCAGATCCACCAAAGAATCCGTGGAAGTCTCAGTGCCGTCCTTTTCGGTCTTGCACAGGATAGAGGCGTTGCCGTCGTTTACCTGAAACACGATGCGGTCGGCAGCGGTCAACATGGCTTCCGGGTTGGTGGCGAAGTTGACAGTCAGGCCGACACAGATGTCGGTCTGGTCAGCGTCGTTGCACTTCAACCGGGTCTGGAAGTACAGGACCTTGTCAGCGTCTACCGAAAAGATTTCGTTGCCCTGAATCGAGGCGCCGTCGTCGTCCGTGGTAGCCGTGGAGGTCAGCGCAACTTCGCCGCCTACCGTGTCTGCCACGATGGCGACAGCGGCACCCGAGTCTTTGACCACGGTCCAGCTGTTAGTGGTGTCGATGGCAACACCGACAAAATCATCCAAGAGCGAGAACGTAGACAGGTTGAAGCTCACGGGGAGATCGGCCATGCCTGCGAAATAGTCGGTTTTGTTGGCGCCAGAATACAGCAGGGGGCCGGAATAGTGCGTACCACTCATCGTAGATTCCTCTCATGCGAGTTGTGAGGGGCAGTCTGCATGAAGTCGGCCCGGGCCGTCTGCCACCCAAAGTGTTCCGGGGTTGCGTCTTTATATCAGTGTTACGCCAGAGTGTCCAGCCAATAAAAAGGGCACCCGAAGGTGCCCTCTCGGTATTGCCAGAGCAGC